CACTTACAGTTGAAATTGAAGGAAATAATTCTCATATGCTTCACTTTGGTGTACCTATTATTGAAATCACTTCTTTAAAGATTAATGATTCAGAAGATGAATATGACACAAATGCCTATAAAGTATACAATTCAAGAATTCTTCCAGATGATCGTAGGAATCCCAAAATTAAAATTGTAAGTAGAGGGTATTCTATATATACCTATATGGGTACTAAAACTGTATTCTATAAAGGTCGATTTAGCACAATAGAAGGATCATTTGGATTTCTGGAAGCAGACGGAAGTACACCTGATTTAATCAAATGGGCAACAGCCAAAATAGTTATGAATGAATTAACAAGGGATATTTCAGCATCAGGTAGTTCGGCAGTTATTAAAAAGGAAAAGACAGACCTTCATGAAATCGAATACGAGACAGGCTCTAACACATCACAGAGTGCTGGATTACAAAGCAAACTAACAGGTGATGATTCAGTAGACAGAATTTTACTAATGTATAAGGCTCCGTTTGCTATAGGTGGTACTGATCCATTTTTCAGTACAATTGAAAATTATTATTATGGGTGGAATGAATGCAACCGAATTTATTAAATCCTATTTTAGTTGAGATAAAACAAGTCGATGATTCGGCAACTGTTTTCTCCAATAGACGAAGGGAACCAGTTAATAGAGTTAAAAGATCGGTTTCTTTTAAAGTGAATGCACAAATTGTTTTTATGGAAAATGTTTATATAGATGCAACAAAAGGTAAGAGTCCAGATGAAAGAAATTTGGGTGGTGTTATCGAGAACGCAGTAGGTTATATTATTGTTAGAAAAACTGATCTTCAGTCAGTTGGAAAAACATTAGATATTGGTGACCAAATTGTTTCATATGGAAATGTAGGTGTTGAAGAGGATTGCAAATATTTTTTAATAGGAAAGAAGGACGCTGCGCATTATTCAGATATTGGACAATGCACACTTGAAAAGTGGTTCTTCGAGGATAGATCATAATGCCAAATTATGGACCAACAATAAAAATTGGTGGAGATTGGAAAGCGTTTTCCAAGTTTTTGAAATATACATGGAGAAGTGATTTTGATAAAATAATGAATAAGGCAACTGAAAGATCAGCAAGATATTTATTATCTCAAATCCGAGAACGGATAAGAAATAAGGAATATCAAATTAATAAACTTTCAACTGCTATTAAAAAGGGATTTAAAACAGCGTCAGAGGCAACACCATTAGTTGATACAGGTGGATTAATTGCAAAAGGAATGGTAGTTAATCAGTTAAAGAATTTGGTTTATGAAGTTGGTGTACTTGCCAATCATCCTATGGATGAAAGAGGCAAGAAAGCAATGGAAATTGTTCCAGTTTTACATGATGGTGCAACCATTACACAAACAAGAGGTAGCAAAAGAGTAACGATTAGAATTCCACCAAGGCCATTTTTAAAGGAGGTATTTGAAGACGATAATGTTATAAAGAAAGTAGAAAGAGAATGGCATAAAGGAATGGAATATTTATTGAAAAAACATGGTAAACTATGATACATAAGTTAATAAAAAGTTGGATATTTGACGAAGCAAACAGATCGGTTACTGAAATAGTAACATCCGATAAAGCAAGACTAAACGCAGAAGATCCAGCGTATTCAAGACTACAACTAAAACAAGTGGGGGTTGGTGCAAGTGGTAGACCTATTTATAGCACAGATAATGATATTACAGTTCGCTCCAGATTGTATACGCCAAACGCAATCCAGAAATGGACAATGTTCGAACCCTATTACAAAACTAATGAAACAGATTATTTGGAATACTCTCTGGAATTAAGTAATAAGGTTGGCAACACATTTGATTTTGGCGATGTGATGTTTCCACCAAAAGAGGGTGATAGAGTATATCAGGGAGATTATTCAACTACAATTGATTCCTTTCTTGGTGGTCAGGTTGTTTTAACTGATGCAACAAACATAAGTAACGGAAGAGTATATTGTTTAAGAAGTGAATGTGAGGTTAATTTTAGAATATATGATAGTTCAAACAATAAGTGGTACTATAATGTTGGAACGAGTAGTTGGGAGGCTGCTGGTGCATCTGATTGGAATACCGAATTTCAAATTAGTAATAATATATCCACTTTAGATATAGCAAATATAGGAAAAGGGATAGGGTATGAGATAAATCTTAAAACAAATGACGAGAGATATACTCCTTTATTGTCTGAATTAAAAATGCTTGGTGAATTTGAAATAGAGTTTGCTGAGGATATAATATTTGATTCTGTTATTCATGCAATAGAGGATGAATTGGTAGTAACCACACAAATAGATATTCAATTGGGTTCAGCGACAGATACAATTGATTTTGCAAATGAATATCAATTAGAAAATATTGGTTATAATTTTACTGATGGGATGTCAGTATATAATTTAACAACCGATCCAGATAGATTAGTGAATTTATTTAGTTCTTATACACCTGGGGCAGCAAGAAGAGGGGGAGGGAATGACCCTGGGGTATTAACATTAACTGGTGTTCAGGCACAGGATTCGGTATTAGGAATAAAAATGAAATACTTTCCTGAAATTGCCGTAAATACCAGTTTGGATTTTTATGAGGTTGCAAGGATTCCATCTATTGTTTTTGAAAGAGTAGAGAGAGTGAATACAATGGTTGGAGAAAACAGTAATATAGGAATTCATGCAATTAGAAATAAATTAACTTTAACAGGGGTTAAGTTAGAACCACCTGCTGTAAATGATTTAATATTTGAGTATGCAGTTTTCACAGGCAATCAGTCAGATCAACACCGAATGGGTGAAGCACTCCAACGCCTCTTTAACAAGTTACATTACATTTATTCATGGGGTCTGGACGAACCTTATCCAGTTGTTGTTAGAGATGTATTTAGGGCAAGTAATAATCCTAACGCATCTAACGTCAATACCCATACTGGACAATTTATAGTTCAGAATGTAATGACTTCCATTAAAGAGCCGAGGGATGTGTATCTGGTTGACTACCTTCAAAACAGCATGTCTACAAATTAAATAAACAAATTAATCTTTGAGGAGGATTCAAAATGACACAAAGACGCTATGGCCCAACATTGGGCGCAGGAACGGTAGTCATAGAAAAGGATGCCGAGAAACAAATCGAGAAGGGCACACTTGGAACGACTACTTACATTGGTATTTTGGAGAAAGGACCAACAAATCAACTATTCAGAGCAGCGACAAAGACAGAGTTTCTTAGAAAGGCTGGAAGTTATATAGATGATTCTTTGGTTCCTGATGCAGCATTTGATTTTTACAAAACAGGTCGTGGGGCTGGAGAACTTTACTTGCTTAGAATCACCGATGGTTCTGAGGTACAATCCGAATTAACAATTAAGGCTCGTAAAAAAGAGGCATTGATTGCTGATCCAGCACAAGACTGTAGTGGAGCAAATTGTTATCTTCTGGCTGCTGATTATGTAAACATGGGATCGCCAGCAGTTGGCGAGAGGATGGCTGTATTTAATGATGATGGTTGTACTGATTTTTATCGTATTAAAACAATCACACCAGATACACCAGTTGCAGGAACATATGAGATTGAACTCGATGGTGCTGCTTTAGCCGTTTATACGGTTGCATCTGGAACCCAAATTGTGCTTTACAATACAGTTATTAATCCTGATGTTATGAAAGTTAAAGCACATAATGGTGGACGTTGGGGTGGAAAACAACAGGTTGAATTCGATCAAGCATTTGGTGTTGGTGGTCTTACCGCTACAACATTCGATACAGGAAAGACAATGTTGCTGGATGAATTTGTTGGTGCAACACTGAGTTTTGCCGCAATGCCGGGAAAATCATATACAGTTGTTTCCAATGATATTGCTGGTGTTGTTACTGTATCATCCGATTCCGATATGGCTGCGGATTACGCTCTTACTGGAAGTGCTGATGAGCATTGGAAATTAGAACTATTTAATGAATCAAAAATGGTTGAAATTCTAATTAAGGACGGTCTACAAAATCCAACCACAGAATTTGGTATGGAAATTTATGTAGATGAGGAACAAGTTCTTAATTATGACGATCTTTCAATGGACCCAACCTCTGAATATTATTTTGAAAGTCTAATTAATGACGATGAAAATAATGATTTTATTGAGGTTGAGAACCTTTGGACTGGTGGAGTATATGACTGGGTTCGTCCTGCAAACAGGCATGGGCAGTCAATTGGTTTAACCGATACTGTTCTCACAATTGAAGCCGCAGAAATAGCAGCAGATGGTGGAAATACAGGTGACGGTTATGTTGATGCAATAACCTACGGTGGCGATTGTCAACCAGATGTTATTACAGTTGAGTGTACTGACGCAGGGGCGCAAGAATGGAGTTACACCAGTGCAGCATTAGGCTTAGTTGTTGGTGCTGTTCCTGTAACCGGAACAACATTTGCTGCACCAAATGAGTTTGGGGTAGGATTTAAAATCATTGCTGGAGCAACTGCATTTGCGTTGGGTGATAAATTTGTACTTTATGTTAACCCATTAAAACCAAGTGCATTGGTTGGTGGAACAGTATATCCTAATGTTGATACACAGCGTAGACAGGGATACAAGATCATTTCCAACACATATGACACTATTACAGCTAAACCAAGTGCTGATATGCTAACTGTTGCAGCAGTTGGAAATAGTTACAGAGTAGAGTTTGCAGAAGACCTTGGTGGCGGGTATGATGGTGTTGCAGACATTCAGGATAACGATTACATTAATGCTCTTGATCCAACAACTTGTGCCATTAATGTATTGTTTGGAAAGAAAATGGGTCTTGTGAAGATAGCGATGCCGGGTGTTACCTCTACTGCCGTTCAGAAGGCTGGTATTGAGTATGCCGAATCAAGAAATTATCAATTCAGGATTGAAATACCATCTAATATTACAACAGATGATGGTGCTGAATCTTATGTAAATGATACTATTGGTCGAAATGACTTTGCGGTTGTATCATTTCCGAGTTATATGTATGTGACGCATCCAACCATTAGTGGTTATAAATTGGTTCCAGCAACGGGGGCTATTCATGGAAGGGAAGCACTGTTCGCAAAGAATTATAATGGATACCATAAGGCCGCTGCTGGTATTGATGCCACAATTCCACAGTGTATTAAGTTACCAACAGGCGACAGAGAATTGGATGAAGAACTACTAAATAAACACGGTGTTGGTGTGTTGAAGTTCAAAACTGGAAATTGTATTATTTGGGGTGACAGAACAGTCAGTCTTGATCCAGCATGGAAGTGGAAACATCAAAGGGAATTGATGTCTTATTACGAGAATGACCTAAGAGAAAGTTTTGATTGGATAATTTTCGCTATTAATGATGAGAAGGAACAGAAAATTGCCCATTCGGCACTCAGGTCATATTTCGAGCCAGAGTATAAGAAGCGAGCATTACGAGGCGATGAGTTTGCCGATGCGTGTCAAATCAAGGTCGATAATGAGATTAATACTGATGCAACAAGGGCAGCAGGAGATATGCTCAGTGAGGTTTCATTAAGGCTTGCAGATACTGTGGAAAGATTTATAATTACAATGAGCAAAATGGGTATCTTTGAAAGCGTTGAATAACAATTTCAGATACCAGGGGGTCTGAAAAGAGGCCCCCTTTTAACAAATTGTAACTGACTCGGAGGAGGTAAATAATATGACTTTAAAGAACTTAATTCAACCCAATCATGCTCCGATAAATAAGTATGAGTTATTGGTATTGGGTCTACCAAGCGTACTGTTTACGGATGTAACAGGTATTGAGCAGGAAACTCAAAAGGTCACATTGCCAGACCGCACCGCAGCAAGTGGTGGTCAATCGGAACCTTTTGAAGTTGTTGCCAAATTGCCTCTTCACCATACATCAGAGGTGTCGGCCATTGAAGCATGGTATAAAGAAGGGCAAGATCCAGTGACAGCGAATTACAAAAAGACGGGAACTATGATTTACAAAGCAATCAATGATACAATTGTGAAGTCATATTCCTTAATTGGTACATGGATATCTAAACTTAAATACCCAGATACCGATATGACTAATGAGGGGGAACCTGCACTATTAGAGGTCACCTTCACTGTTGATGATTACGATCTACTTTAAGAGTAGAATTACAGGGGGATAGGGGTGTCTGTGTTTAACATAGACACCTCATATCTGCAATGATATACTGAGGTTGTATGATTTAAGTAACATTATTTACTTACTCATAATCAATATAGGCTTTAGATTAATTCTAACAAACGTTTAATTGGAGGATTAGGGATATGGAAAGCCAAGACAATTCCACAGAAAAAAAGATATTACTCAAAGAACTTCAAAACAACCTACCAGTTGAAGTAAAAGGCAAACAAGATCAATCATTCGCATTTAAAGATTGGGGAATGGAAGAGGAAAAGAAGATTGCCAAGTTTAAGGAAAAGAATCCTAGTATGGGTAGGTTTATTACATCCATTTTAAATCTCATGCTTAAAGATTTGTATGGTGAAGACTTTCAAGGAAAAGAGTATAACCAAAAGATACTAACACTCAATCAAATGCCAGTAGCCAATGTTTTGTATATGTATCTTTTCCTACGTTACGATCAATTAGGATCAGATATTAATATTGTTTCTAACTGTCCTTTTTGTAATAACACTATTGAAGACTTTACTGCCAGCCTTGATGATATTGATGTTGATTGTAAAGTAGGTGATTATAAAGAGGAAGTTGTTTACAAATTAAAGAAACCAGTCACCTTAGATAAAGGTGAGCAGTTAGTAGAAAACTTAAAAATAGGTATTGCTAAATGGGATGTAATGGAAAAGGCAGATATGCAAAAGGCAGTTGATGAAGCGTATATGAAAGAGACTACGTTTAAGAGTAGTATTGTTGGTGTAGATGATTCATCTACCCCTGTTGTTATAGAGGAAATCATTAAGAAACTAAAAAAGGTTGATATTGAATTTTTAAATTTGTTTATATCTAAACACAATGCAGGCCCAACAATTCAGGCTGAAATGTTTTGTAACCGTTGTAAACAGACATTTTTCAAAGTGATAGATTGGGGATATGAGAGTTTTTTCGGAATTGGGTCTCTACCTACTCGGTAGAAGACCTGTACGAAGAGGAGTTTTTATTGCTTTATCATATTAATGGAATGACGCCAGATAGAGTTAATAAAATGAGTTATAAAGAAAGGCAATGGTGGTTAATTAGATTGGATAAACAATTTAAAAAAGAAAAAGAGGCAATGGAGAAATCAACCAAAGCATAACAGAGGATACAAATGGCTTTCAATTTATCTGCGATTTTAACTTTCAGTCAAAAAGGATTCCAAAAAGGATTAGGTCGAGCGTCAAAGAGTTTTGATAAATTTAATACCAGAGTAAAAAAGGCAGGCGCACAGGCTAGAGCAATGGGTCCAGGGTTGCGGAATGTTGGATTAATGGGAACTGGTATGGCTGCTGGAATTGGGGTTGCAGTTAAATCCTATATGGATTTCTCACGTCAGATGGATAGTGTTGCAGCAAAAATGAGTGATGGAAAGCAACATTATAACGAGATGTCTGATTTAGCAAAACAAATGGGTTCAACAACCATTTTTACATCTAAGCAAGCAGCACAAGGATTGGAATACTTAGCCCTTGCTGGGTTTGGTGCTAAAGACGCAATGGGCGTCTTGCCTACCCTCCTTTATACTGCTGGTGCAGGAGCGTTAGAATTAGGTGCAGCATCGGATATTATTACAGACAGTATGAGTGCATTGGCTCCAATTATGGGTAAGTTTGGTGATAAGACAAAGCAAGCCACAGCACTTTCCGATATGATGGCGTTAGCACAGGCAAGAAGTAATACCAACATTGAGCAATTAGGTGAAGCCATTAAATACGGTGGTGGTGCCCTTGCTAATCTTGGTATTCCATTACATGAAGTTATTGGTTCAATGGGTGCGTTAGCGGATGCTGGTATTAAAGGCTCAATGGGTGGTACAGCATTAGTTAATATGATGAATAAGTTAGCTAAACCTTCATCGAAGGCAAAGGGATTAATGGAAAAGATGGGTATTTCGATGGAGGATATTAAATATCGTGCCGCAGACGGAACGATGAGATTAAAATCAATGTCTGAAGTGATGTCAGTATTTGAAAAGGCATTGAAAAAGAATCCAGACCTATTAAATAGGGCTGGTGTGGCTACAGAAATATTTGGATTGAGAGGCCAAAGAGCATTCTTCGCTTTACAAAATAAAGGTGCAGCGAATTTGAATAAACTATACTCTGAGTTAGACAAGAGTGAAGGTGCAGCGAAGAAAATGTATACAGATATGACTGATAACTTATATGGTGCGTGGGAAAGTATTAAGTCTGCTGTTTCAGGTTCAATATTGAACCTTGGTGAATTATTTTCAAAAATGTTTGACGCAAAAGGCGCATTACAGGCTATTACCAAACCTATTTCAGATTTTGCTATGGCAATAATGACTGTAATGAAACCAACAGAGGATTGGTCTGAAGCACAGAAAAGACTGATGCAGACAGGATTAGGTCAGTTTGTGTTGGGTATGGTTGATGGATTTAAACTCGTAAAGCAAACCGTAGTTGGTGTAATAAATATATTTAAAGGAATGATTAAGACAGCATCAAAAAGTGGATTTAATTTTCGATCATTTGCAAAGATAGCAACAATGGTAGCAATGGCTATAGCTGCTATTGGTCCACCTATATTAATGATTGGTGGTGCTCTTTTATTATTGACACCTGTTGTGTCAGCAGTAATAAGTGGAGTAGGATTGCTTGGTAGTGTTTTGGCTCTATTAGCAAGTCCGATTACATTAGTTATTGCTGGTGTTGCTTTATTAACTTATGGTTTATATAAACTAATGGGTGGATGGGAAGGTATAACAAGTGCTGTAAAAACATTTGCGGCTGGTTTTTGGGAAGCATTTAAACCAGCATGGGAAGCAATTAAAGTATCCCTTATGCCAACAATCAATATGCTTAAAGAAACATTTAGTGAATTGTTTAAAACATTAGGGTTTGGTAGTAAAGGTGCAAGTAGTGATTTAACAAGTTTTGGTCAAACAGTAGGAAAGGTTGTGGGATTTATTGCGAAGGTATTAGTATATCCAATTAAAGCAATAGCCCATTTAATAAATTTATTTGCAAAATTAGCAACATTTGGTGCTGGTGTTGCAAAAGATGTTTTGGGTTGGTTTGGTTTTGGGAAAGGAAAGAAAGCACCAATTGAAATGGGTGAAGTCGCTAAAGGAATGGGTGAACCTGTTACACCACCAGAAGGAAAGAAAGCAACAGTTATTGATTTTGAAAAGGCAAGAACTCGCCTTAGGCCAGAAGAACAAGTAGGATTAACACCAGAGGAAAGAGAGAGAAGAAGGCAAATGTCTGTTGCTGAACAGGTTAATAAACAGCATTTGGCTGCAACACAGGTTAGAGTTGCACCATCAAATGTAAACGTAATAACACCAGCAGCACAAACAACTACACCACAAGTGAATATACAGGTGAATAATGAGGTGGATGAAAACGGAATAAGATCAATGGTTCAGAAATCAGAACGACATGAAAGCAATAAACAAGGAACGCAATTGCAGACAACTTCGGCAGAACGTCAATCACAAGTGAGTTATGGGAGGTAGTATATGGCTTTCGATATAAATAGAGTTTCAGGTGTTGGAAGCACAATAGCACGAACCGTTCCTGGTGTCGCTAATATGTTAGGTGATACTTGGATAGGTGAGTTTTTGGGTCTTTCTACCAAAAATATTTGGCGTTTAAAAATGAAAGATCCTCCAAATACAGACTTTAAAGGTCAGTTTGTTGCACAAAATTTAACTGAAAATGTAGGTCAGCGATTATCAAATGATCCCTCACTTAATCAACAAGATACGGATAAAAAATATTTAGGTGGACAAGGTGAAACAATAACATTTGCAACCAGAATTTGGGCATCTCATTCACTTAAAAATGTTAAAACAGCAATTGAAACATTAAAAGGATTTACAAAAAGAGATCCAGTTCTTAAACGTGCTCCTATATTCACATTCACATCTGGCACAGAATTTCAATGTCTTTGTTTTGTTCAGTCAGTTGGTGGGATTGTATATGATGAACCAAGATCAGATGGAACAATTCGAGGTGCAACATTTAGTGTTGCATTAACAAAGATAGAAGATATTGAAACGCCGCAACAAGGAATGAGTATCGCTGCACTCGTCAAGACCGGATTAGGCGTTGTTAGTGCGGTTTCCAGAGGATCATCAAACTTAGGAAAGATATTTATTCCAGGTGGTTCACTTCACGTTAAGGGTAGACAGATAATAACAAAACAAAATCAAACATTTGAGCATATTGCTCAAATAGAATACGGTGATGCCCTTGTTGGTGACATATTAAGAAGGGCATACTATCAGAAACCATTAAGTCAGGCAAAACTATCACTTGAAACAGGTGATGTTATTGATTTAGTTGATAAAGATGAAATATTTCAAATCTCTGTAACTCCACAGTCTATAGCATTAGAAGAATCGACTGTGAATTTAGAGAACATAAAAAATCATTTTGAGTTACGTGGAGAAGATAGGACGATTTACGTATAATGGCTATTAGAAACGACCCATATGCTCCGTATTATGAATTAATTATTGGTGGGGCAAAGATGGACGACAACTTTATGAAGTTGGTCTCTGAGGTTTCGTTTGAGGATGAAGCATTGATGATCTCCTCCTTAAAATTTAAAGTAAAATATAGAAGAAATATCAAAGGTGGCACAAGCGATGATATTTTAAACATGAAAGCACTAAGTCCGGGTAACTTGGTTATACTCAGAGGTGGTTATGGTTCTGATATAAAAGATATAGGCGCAGGTTATATCATGGACCTTGACCCAGATTTCTCTGATAATGCCGACCCAACGGTTTCGGTCACTTGTTACGACCAACTTCAGAAGTTGTCTCTACGCAAATCAGAAAAAGGTGAGGTATTTAAAAACTTCAGAGATAGTCAAATATGTTCAATACTTGGGGAACGTAATGGTTTTTATATTAGAATAGCGGATGCTTCAACTTGGTTTGGTATTAGAAAAACAACAGGAAAGAAAGTAAGAACAATAAAAAGAGGTGCATCTGATCTTGATATGTTGAAGGAATTAGCAAAATTAAATAGTTTTGATCTTTACTGCAAATGGATGCCTGAGAAAAAAAGATTTAATCTTTTCTTTGAACCACCAAAAGATAGAACAAAACAGGTTGTTAAATATGTATACGGTAGCGGTGATGTTCCAGTTGTTCCACAAGACTTTAATGGTGAAGTTATTGGAAAATTAGTTTCTTTTAATCCTAAATTCTCAGTCACAACACAATTTACTCGATATAAAGTATTTTCTTGGGATAAAAAGGCAGCACGAAAGATATCATACACATTATCAATGGATGAGTTTATGGCAGGGCAAGAGGATTTAAAAATAGGTGGAAATAAATCTGATACTCTTTTAAAAAAGAATGCTGCAACAAGTGGTGCCGGAGTAAGAAAGAAAGCGTTTGGTGAAGTAACTGAAATAATTGGAAAAAGATTATTCACAAGTGAAGCAGACGCTAAGAATTATTTGATTATGCACATGAAGAAAATGGCAAAGGACTTCATTAAAGGTAGCGGGAAAGCCGCTGGTAATCAGTATTTGCAGTCAAGACAGGTTCATGAATTTGAAGGGCTAGGTGCAATGTTTAGTGGAAAGTATTTTATGGATAAGGTTACGCATAAATTTAGCCCGTCAGGATATAATTGCACATTTAATGCAAGACGAGTATTGAGAGAGTTAATATAAATGGGAAAAGAACAGCACATTGGAATTGTAACAAGGAACGTAGAAAAGGCGTCTGGTGCAACCAGTTTTGAACAGACAGCCAAAGTAAGTTCCCAATCTTTAGTTGGTGCTGTTTATTTTAAGGCCGAAACATTATACGATGGCGAGTATCCTCTTCCAGCACTTCCTTCATTCGGGTATGCTGGTGAAAATAATGCAGGATGGTTTTGGGTTCCTAAAGTTGGAGATACAATTATTGTTGAATTAGATGAGTCATTGGATGAACCTGATCCAAGATATGTAGCCTGTCTTTATACAAATGTCATTACAATGCACAGGGACTTCAAAAAGAATTATCCTTATCGTTTAGGGTTGGTTACTAACTCAAATCATAGATTTATTTTTGATGACTATAGTGGTGTTGAAATAATAAATCTGGAACATACATTTGGTTCAAGAGTTAAATTTTATGAAGATGGTTCACTTGAATTAACAGCAAGAGAAGTAACAAATCGTGATGATAAAGATGAAGATAATGATACAGTAAATGAAGATCATTTATTTAAGTTGGGCCTCGATTATACACAGAAGGAAATGGATTTAAAATATACTTACTCAAGTGGAAAGTTTGCTCAATTGAAATTTGATGGTGCTGGTGAGTTAATTGAGTTGACCGATCATAGAGGAAATAAAATTACTTTAGATGATAGCGGTATTGAGGTTGTGGATAAAAATACCAATAAGGCTACGTTTGATAGTGATGGGGTGAAAGTAGAAGATAAAAATGCAAATAAAGTAACAATGGATAGTTCGGGTGTTGAGGTTGAAGATAAGAATTCAAATAAGAAAACATTTGATTCATCTGGAATTAAGTTAGAAGATAAAAATGGAAACACTTTTGAAATGAGTGCAACAGGGGTCAAAATACAAGACGCAGCAGGGAACATATTTCAATTTACTCCGGCGGGTCTTGTATTAAACACCACTGCTAATTTAGTAACAATTGATGGCTCTATTTATGGAGTTCATCAGCATCTCGGTAACTTAGGTGTACCAACAGGTCCACCAATGGATGGGAATACAGCATAATGGGTGCAGCAGAAGATTTTGTAAACCCTATAATGGATTGCATGGATTTTGCAGGTGTCGGACTGCCCATACCTGACATTGCAGGACCAGGTGGTCTTCCAAATTTCTGTCTTGGTTTATTCTTATCTCAAATGGCAGGAATAAACTTTGTTTTGGATTTCATTCCACCTGATCCTGCAAACCTTCCTTCGCTTCCATCTTTACAAATCTTTATTGATGCGTTCTTGGGTGGTATTGATTTCCCATATTATATGCCTGAATTTGATCTTGGTGGGGGTTTTACTATTCCAGAAATGCCGGGTTTGCCTGATATTGACGGTACTGGTGCGATTAAATTGTGTGCAATATTCATTAAATTGCCTTTCCAATGTATTGAATTAATTATTGATAAGATTATAAGTGATCTAACAGTTGAAATACCGGGGATTCCAGATATTGAGGCATTATTTTTATCACTAGCCGCTAGTTTTGGGTTGGCTGGTTTGGGTATAATAAATTTAGCATTGTGTGTTGCAACGGCTTTGTTTAACCTGTTAACCGATATGTTATTATAGGAGGACGTTATGCCAATAGGATTATCAGTTCCAGTATATGTTAACAAAGGCGGTGGTGCGCAAATGCAAAAGGAAGAAAATCAATTAGATAAATTGGTTGTACTTGCGCTCCAAGAGGGTGAAGATGACAATCCATTCCAAGAATTGGGTTTAGATCCTCGTATTATATATAGGGTGAATGATGACGCTGCTAAATTTGATGCCAGAGATGATATTGAAAATATATTGAAATCGTTTAAAAATAGACTAGAATTAGGACCAGATGGAGTTGTGATTAATAAGGAAGATAATACACAACAAACAGAAGAAGGCGAACTGCATGTTTCATTTGAGTATATTAATTTAGATGTAAATGAAGCAAAAGAATTTGCAGCACCGTTTGAAGAATTAGGAGATAAATAATGGCTGGAACATTAATAGAGATACCGACTATTGATTATTCCGATATGTATTATCCTGACATACTGAAAATGTTAATTCAGTATAGAAGAGAACATGCACCGGAAGTAACAGAAGAAAATGAATATGAACCATATGTACAGTTAGAAAGAGCGTATGCGCTGGTCGGGCATTTGAATAATGTTCTACTTGATGTTGTAGCAAATGAGAGCCTTTTGCCTACGGCTAAGTTATTGGAATCAGTAAGAAATCATCTAAGATTAATTGATTATCATTTAGCTTTGGCTACTCCTGCGAGTACAGATGTCATATACGAATTATCAAAAGTATTCACTGCCACAACTGATTTTGTTCCTCAAAATTCTCAATCAGGGACTGAGGAAACAGAAGAGAGAGCATCGGTATTATTTGAGGCAGTGGAAAATCATACAATTGATAGAACAGATGAAGTGAGTTACGTATTCAGTTGGAATTCTGGATCAATCGAAATTGTCAATAATACATTTGATGCTGGCGACACAATAATTATAAACACAGCCAACTTTATATATGCAACTCATTTCACCGCTGGTATAGACACAGCCGCAACAGCACAAAATTTAGCAGACGCAATAAATACATCAACAAATGATAATATATTTGGAAAAATAAAGGCTATCGTATATGGTAGCAAAATCTCATTGGTCAACCTTGACGACTCAACTGAAATAACAGTAACAAAAATAGACGGTGTTACATTAAACTTCAATATTAGTAGTGGCTCTTTTTCTTCGGATAACGCAGCAACAGCGAATACTGATGCTGTATTCTTCACTGTATTCACCGATCCTAAACCCGGTGATTGTCTATATTTCGGCCATAAACACGTTCAAGAAGATAAAATTGTAATGAGTTTCAATGTACCAGCATCAGGTATCACAGGTGTTTGGGAATATTATGATGGTGAATTAGAAGATGTTAATCCAACTACTGTAACCAATCTTGGTTCAAATTTAAAATTTAATGTATCAGAATTACTTCCAGATGGAACAGACTGCACAGGAACAATTGTAAGAGTTAAATTACAAGAAACATCTGCGTTTGAGGACTGTGTATCATATTATGATGCAGGGACAAACTATATAGAAACAACAGAATTGTTAGGTCAGGTTTCGCCAAGTACAGATGAAGAGGATTATGTTGTTGGTTCCAATTGGCAATTACTTCCTGAGATAGAAGATAAAACATTGGATATGACAACAGATGAGGAAATAAATTTTCAATTGCCAGAAGATGTGGATATGGAATGGGAATCCAGAACGATTAATTCTCTGTATAGTGCTTACTTTCTGCGTTACAGAATTATTTCAATAGTTGCTCCTGTTTCTGCTGTGATAGATCGTATTCTAATTGATGAAGGCGCACAATATTTAAAAGTGTTAGTATCACAAGGTGAAACAAGAACAGAAGATCCACTTGGTAGTTCTGATGGGACATCAAACCAAGAATTTGCTTTAACATATGCTCCTTTGATTCCTGATTCATTAGTTATTGAGATTGATGAAGGAACAGGATTCACAGCATGGAGTGAAAAGACAAATTTCCTTTCTTCAAATTCCAATTCAAAAGATTATGTTTTGGAAGTGAAGGCTGATGATACAGCAATAGTAAAATTTGGAGATAATATTAGAGGAAAAATACCTGCTGCTGGCGTAGATAACATAAAGGCTACATATAAAACAGGTGCAGATGAGGATGGAAATGTTGGATCAAGTACAATTACAGTCAATAAGGCTGGTATTTCCTTTGTAAATAGACTATGGAATCCAAGGCAAGCAACAGGCTGGACAGCGAAAGAAGGGTCAACAGAAGAGGATTTAGCCAGAGTAAAAATAGAAGGTCCAGCATCTATTAGAGTATTAAGTAGAGGAATAACCGCTTATGATATTGAATACTTAACCAGCAACTATACAAACACTGCGGGTTCCAAAATTGTATCCAGAGCAAAGGCGGTTGAAGAAACATTTGGAGTAAAAACAATAGAGAATATAGTTGTTGGGCAGGGTGGAAATCAGTTATCCGCATCAGAAAGAAATGAAATTGAAACATATTTTAATGGCGATAGAACACAGGGTATAAATGGTGTATTAGTTACTAATCATGAGGTTACAGTGGTTAATTACACCAAAAAGATAATTGATGTAACTGCCACTGTATATGGTGGAAATCGTACAGAAATTGAGAATGCGGTTAGGAATTTTATTCATCCAGAGGCTAAATATTCCGATGGTGTAACATATAGGTGGGAGTTTAGTACAGCAGACACTATACAATATTTTAGGGTTGCATTATTGTATGCTATCATTTACGAGGTTGATCCTTTAAATATTTCTAACGTGGTTATTAGTCAACCAGCAAGTGATATAGCATTTGATTTAAGAGAACTTCCCTACGCAGGGACAGTGAGTATAACGGTGGTTTAATGGCAAAGATAAATCAAAATTTTCCGTTTGATATATTTCGGTTCATTCATAAACCGATTAGAACCGCAGATAAAGACAGGGATAACTTTCTTGAACGCTACCTCTATGGTCCTCAAATTATATGGGAGGGAATGCGTGATAAGATAGAGGATATTTCTAAAATTGTGAATCCTGAAACCTGTCCAACTGATCTATTACAGTATTTAAAAGATATAGTAGGGCTAACAAGGGACTTAAGAAACATAACAGATGCGCTATCTGAGGATGATTTAAGAAAGGTTATTTTACTAGCCGTTCCTTTATGGAAAACCAAAGGTATAGAGGTAGGGCTAAAGAATATAATTAAACTGTTCACTGGATTCAATGCCCGAATTTTTAACTGGTTTGATTATAGGATGATAATTGGTGAGAAAGCAATTGGTGAGGAACAGTTAGGTGAGGATGCTTGGATTATTTCAAGGCCAGGAGTTGCTGGTACAACCCCATTAGGTGAAGTTCAATTACTTTTACAATTTAATACGTTTGATGAAATAGAGGATGGTTCACTATTTCAAAATCCTATTGTTCCTTACGGAACATATGTATTTCAAAGTGGTGGTCCTTTTGCTACAAGTGATTATTATTTATTTGGAAATCCTTTTTATCTTCATATTCCACATAGATCAATATTTGATTTTTCAGGGCATTGGACAATTGAAGGATATGTTATAACAAATACAACCCAAATGATTCCTTTATTTCATAAATATGACTCTACCCTAAACAAAGGCGTTAAATTAGAACTCAATACAACAACAAGTGAAGTGACATGGACAATTGCAGATGGAACAACAACACAAACTCAAACATGGTCTGCTGGGGTTCCATTAGCAAATGGTTTATTTCATCATGTTGCTTGGGTTGTTGATTGGGATGAAGATACAGACGGCGAAACATCTGTCTGGGTTGACGGCAATAGAATTGGAAATGTTGATCTATCTGGTGCGTTTGTTAGGCAGGGAATCAATAATAGTGAAGATATATTTGTTGGTGAAGATGCACTCGGTGGAACAGGCATCTACGCCGGAATAGACGGAATAAGGGTTACAAAAGACGTTAGATATGCTGTCACGTTAGCAACAATTACATCTCCGGGAGTTAATTTTGTTGAGTATCAAGAGGAACAATTAGATGAATTCCAAATAGATGTAAGGGTTGTTGATGATGGAACACTTGATAGAACAATATTGAAGCGTATTTTAAATCTTATGCGACCTGTTTCAGAAAGAATAAATATTCTTTATATTGATTTCTATGATGAATTTGAAGATGGAAAAGGTCAATATAATACAATTTCAGGTAGTGCATATGTTGAAAAAACAGATGATGTTTATTATTTTAAACTACCTGAATTATCATTAGAACACGCTGATGTATTAGGTGCATCTGATTGGAAAAACTATTTAGTGCAACATAGGTGTACCATTTATTCAGGTGATGAATTTGAAATAAGGTATTTAATTCAAGATGTTGATAACTACTATGCGTTTAGAGTGAATTCAAATACAAAGAAAGCACATATGGAAAGAGTTGTTGGGGGAGTGAGAACAGCATTAGCAAGTTCAGTGGACATTGATATTGAAACCGCTAATCTTCCAATTTATATTCCATATTATGTTTTTATGGTGACTTGTTTTAGGAACGAAACAACAGGTGTTACAACATTAAAGGCGTATATAGATTCCAATAAAATATTTGATGTGGATGATACTAATTTTGAAAAGGGTACATTTGGACTATATACATACGCTGGAACAACGGTCTGGTGCAGCGAAGCAGAGATGTTTCAAATGCCACTCGACCACGATAGAATTGATCCTAATAGTGAATTTTAAGGATGTATAACTAAGGAGAGTTTATAATGTCAACGGGTGATCGCAAAGTAAATATATTTTTAAAGAAATTCTTAACCCAGCAACACATTACAGACAACTTTCTTGATTACTTACACGAATTAATCATGGAAGACCATCAAAAGTTAGTGCCGAGTTCAGGTGTGTATTCTTATCCTGTTACGGCTAAATCCACGCTGGTTGATACAATTGATTTTTTAACGCCGGGTGAGATTAACGCAGGTGATGGGAACGGACCACAATTGGAAGCAGATGATGGACACGGTAGGATACTTAAACTTGATGATCTGTTGAGACAACAAGTTTTAGTTCCGAATGATGTTGGTGTCAAGTATTATTCAGGTGTAAGGTTTAATTACTATCCCGTTGATACAGAAATAAATGTTAGAACAGGTATTATAAAATGGTCATTATACAATGAAGCAATTGGTGAGAGAGGTGAACCTAATTTTGTAAGTTATTATGGTTCTCAACTCCAAATGCAAGTGGACAATATTTGTAAGGACGTTAATCAACATGGTCGTGTTGTTCGTGTATGGTTGAAAACACCTGTATCACAGGCATCTGGGGATGTATATGAAGAAGTTTCAATTATACCTCAATCAATTGTATTCGGGCATGATGGTGGATTAAATTATTTTGATGTACCAAATGAAATGAGTGGTTATTTTGCCGCCGCACAATCAGTTACAATAGATCAAGTTCCAACTAATCCTGTAACAACTACAGTTACTTTTGTTGGAGCCGATGATTCGGGTGGTTCTGGATATACAAGAATCACAGTACCGATTGATTTAAGTGTTTATACTGTCGCCACCAGTTCATTTGTGCTGTCTGGAAATAATGTCATTAATTTAGTTGGAACATTAGGACAGAGTTCTAATCCATCCATTGATCCAACTGATTATGAAATATTTCTTTATGGTATAACAATCACAACACAAGATTTAAGATTGGATGAATATTATGCGTACCTATTGAACTATACAGGAACAGGTACAGGAAACAACCCTGGATCGTTTGATTTCTCAGATCAAGTTGAAGTACCAAATAATTTTTCAAGTATCTCTATCATATTAAGTAATTTTAAAAAGTATCAGATTCAACGTAATGCTTTCATACTGAGGGGTGGAGGGCAATTCAAATTTGAATCTGGAACTCTTGACTGGAATCAGGAGTTCCAGATAGTTAACCCCTTTAGAGGACTATATTCTATTGCCGCAAGTAGTTTAGGCGGCATTGTAAATGACGATATTCTTTATACCAAAATTTATATTGATCAACCAGTTGTAATTGACGGGAATGCAAGTGGAGAAATTTGGATAGAGGATACAACAGATTTCAGTGATAACGATGCGGTTATTATAGGTGATAATGATTCAAATAGGGTGACTGGTTACATAATGGGCGCACCCGGATTAGAAAAAATTGTGGTTGATGATGGATTAGGAACACCACTTGATCTATCTGGATTCACAACACTAAAGGGCGCATGGGTTCAAAGAACAAATATCAGCCTACAGAAAGCACAAATTAATGAAGGTGATTTAAGGCCAGCAATATTCGGTGAACTTGATGAAGATGTTGCTGTAATTGCCGTTGCTCACAATAATGTTTTAGTATTTAAAGACGGCGTTCTGAGATTAGAGGACGGTGATGTTGGTGAAATATCAAATCTTCCAAGTGGATTTACTTGGGTAAACAATATAACTGAACTCACTGATTCTATTACTAAAACACAGGATAAAGGAATCGGAGTTCTTTCTCCGGGTACATATACGCCCACCGTACAAATTGACTATAATAAGAATTTAGCATGGATAGGACTTTCCGATTGGACAATTATTCAAGGAAATCTTGCCACACCAGTTATGAAGATTCAATATGATGCAACAACAACTGATTCATATATGAGGGTTGAACTCAATCGGTTAATTATTCAAAATAATGGTGCTGGTGATGTAATTGAGATTGATAATACTGGTGCAACAAAGGGTATGGAAATTGTTCTTGATGGCTGTGTTCTTTTGGGGTCAGGTGGAAATGTATTAAAGGTCACTCATAGTGAATCCAGCCAATGGATTAAAGTTAGAATACTTAATTCAAGATCACAGGATTTTGAAGGCAGTATAGTATTTGAATCACAGAATAATAGTGATGAATTATTTATTAAGAATGTAAAATTAGCGGCTGGCGAAACAATCACATTTGGGAAAGCCGCATTTGATCCCACTTCTACGTGTACTATTCATGATTGTTGGGTTGATCATGTTGATGCGGTTGGTGCAGGAACAAACAAATCAATCAATATAATTAATTCGTATTCTTATGAGGATAATAAACGAATTGATCTAAATGGATCTGGAAACGCTACATTTAACGTAAATGTTGATTTAGTTGATCTTCAGGATTTCATTAATTATCAAACCAGAGTGAACGGATTAATATTTAGAGGTGGTGGACAAATAGATTTCCTATCGAGTACATTTAGTTGGACTGCTGACTTTGAAATATTCGATCCGTTTTATGGAATATCAATTATTCCTGCTGGTTCAATCCCTGCGATTGTAAATAATGATGTATTTTATACCAAATTATACAGGCCACAGGAAGTTGTTGTAGATGGAAATCCTGTTGGTCAAATAGGCGTAAAAGATACCTCTGATTTTAACGATAATGACACAGTAGTTGTTGGTGATGCAAATTCAACACAATTAACTGGATATGTAATGGGCGTACCTGCTGGTGGTATTATAACAGTAGATGACGGTGCAGGGAATCCATATGACCTTTCTAATTTCACAAAATCACAAGGTGCGTGGATTCAACGAACAAATATAGCGATGTTAAAAGGTACACAAAACGTAGGTGATTTAAGGCCGGATTATCTGCGTAAAACAGACAGTAGGATTTATGTAATTGCTGTCTGTAATGGAAATAATATTGTAGATAGAAACGGTGAAATATATACAAGACAATGGGTATATGAGGAGCCTCTTATTGTAACATCACCTGTTGATATAGATGACGCTATTACTCTCCCTGTTGATAGTAGGAACGGAAACGCTGTTAAATATTATAGAAACGGTACTGGCGATTTACAAATGTTTGTGAATGGAAATCGTTGGTTTACTGAACAAGTTCTTGTTGTCTCTTCATTCACCCCAACATTTTATGATGTCGGTACAGGTGTTGTAACTGTACCTGACGCTGTTGATTTATCAAATGTTAGGCGTGAAGATCTTTTCTATGACGCACTAGGAGCGGAATTTACCATATTTGGAAATATAGATAATACGCTTGGAAACAAACAATTTAGGATAGCATCAGGTCAGGTTGTAAATCTTGGTGCTGGCGCATATATTGTCAGACAAGATTATGCTGAAACAGGAGTAGCAGAACAATTTGTAACAACCATACAAGCAAAAAGAAGAATACCAATAAATGCAATCGTTGCTTTCCGCATTATGCCATTCGGAACAAGTGGAGGAGGCGGTGGAGGAGGCGGTGGGGGTGGAACCCTACAAGACGCCTATGTTGCGGGAAGTACAATGACAATTGCAGTTGGGAATCCTGTTATAGTGAATGGTCCGGGTGGTCAAAAGTTATTTCAATTTAATGGAGACATAGGTGTAACTGGTATTATTGATCCTGAAGGTCTTGAATTTGCAAGTCAAGTTACTAACCCTGACCCATCTAAGAATTTGGTTTATTTTAAAAACACAGGTGAACTTATTTTTAACAACTTAGTATCAGGATTGGAAGAAGTAATCAATGCTGAATCTACTGCTGTTAAAGAGTATACAAATAATCAAGGTTCACCAATATCAAAAGGTCGTGTTGTAAGAAAGTCAGCAATAGGGTTTATAAATTATGCTGATTGGACTGCGGATGTTAATTCCAGAGCCATAGGAATCTCTATGGATAATATAAATGATGGATCAGATGGATTGGTTAAAAAATTTGGTTATATAGAACAAGGTGTCATAACAGCGGATGATTTCACTGAGGCAATGTTGCCAGCAGACGGAGCAAGGATATGGTTAGCTGATGCAGATGGAAAGATGACTGTAACACCACCAACAACTGGGAGCGGAAACTGGGAAGTATATATGGGTATATGGGATGATGGTGGTTTAAACTTACAAATTGCCTTGATCGGGCAAGCATAGGAGATGTTATGAAAAATAAAGGAAAAAATTATGAAGTAAAGAAATCACAAGAGGCTGTCGATAAAGAAATTGACTTAGGTGAGCCTGAATCGAAACAAGAACAAATCGAGGATGAACAACAAGAGACAAAACAACAAGAGACAAAACAAAACAACCAACCACAAGAGAAATCTTCGATTTATTTTGACAAAGAAAAGGGAATAGTTATAGTGACAGACCCAGTAAAAAAGGGTGTTTTGAGTAATCTTATTGGGACTTTAAGTCATACTTGTAAGGAATATAAGAAACCTATCGAAGTGTTGTTGGAAAATAAATTTGATGTTAAAATATCATTAAGTATTTTGCCTAAATCTGGTGAAATAGATAAATCGTAATATAAATTCATTAAACGGAGGGATAAGACATGGCCGACATTTCTAAACTGAGACAACTGGTATCAGGTATTCCCAAGACAGTAGATCTTACTGCGACTGGGAATGTCCTGAATGCCGAAAATTTCAAAATTACTGACGCAGGTGTCACAGCAAGTAAGCCGTTGAAGTTAGACGGTGATAAGAAGTTTACTTCTGGTGATATTGATTTGACATCTGAAGTAACAGGTGCATTGCCATATGCCAATATGAATATTGGTGATGGTGATCTTACAATTGCAAAAACAAGTGGTTTACAGACAGCATTAGATGGTAAACAAGAAACATCTGAGAAAGATGCAAACAACGGGTATTGCGGTCTTGATGCTGGTGGTAAAGTTCCTGCCGCAAATCTTCCAAGCTCTGTAATGGATTTCCAAGGTTCTTTTGATCCTGCCACTGCAACCTTTACTGATGCTGGTGGGAACGCTGGTGATGTTTGGTTAGCAACGGCTGCTGGATCATATGATGCTGGTAGTGGTTCCATTACTTATGCAATTGGTGACTGGGCGGTTCATAATGGAAGTGTATTTGAGAAATCTCTTAATTCCAATGCAGTTGTAAGTGTTAATGGACAAACAGGTGTTGTTACATTAACTCATGATGGGTTCTCTGATTATGAAGCAGATGAACATTATCCTGCATTAGACGAAGACGACATGGCTTCAGACAGTGATACTTCTGTTGCCACACAACAATCAATCAAAGCGTATGTTGACGCACTTACTCATGATGGATTTGCTGACTTTGTAGCCAACGAGCATTTACCCGGAATAGATGAAGATGATATGGCAAGCGATAGCGATGCCGCTGTTCCAACTCAGCAATCTGTTAAGGCATACGTTGATGCACTAACCCATGATGGATTTGCTGACTTTGTAGCCAACGAGCATTTACCAGCAATAGATGAAGACGACATGGCTTCAGATAGTGACACGAGTGTTCCAACTCAGCAATCTGTTAAGGCTTATGTTGATGCTCAAGTTGGTGCTGCGGATTTCCTTGAAACTAAAACAAATAATACTGGTGGTGCATTAGTACAAGGTGATGTAGTTCATTATGCTGGTAGTTCCATTACACAGAAAGCTGGAACTGGCGGTAATATGGACGTTTACTCAATTGGTATTGTTGATGAAGCAATTGCCAATGGTAATTCTGGTAATGTTATCACAAAGGCTGGTGGAATCAGTGCTGGACATTCTGGATTAACTGCTGGATATAGAGTATATGTTGATCCTAACAGCCCAGGTGATGTTGTTGATCCAACTGGATTTGCTGGCACTGAAAGACATATTTGTTCAGTTGGTTGGGCGATAAGTGCAACAGAAATTATATTCGATCCTCCGGGAGTCGTTTTTGACGTTCAAAAAGGTATTGGTTATAGTGATCCATTTGTAATGTCTCTTGGTGTTAATATTAATACCACAATGTTTGAGTTTGATTCTGCTGCAAGTTATGTGTTAAAAGTTAAAGCGGGTGGAATCTCTGAAACAGAATTAAACGCTTCTGTTGCTGGTACTGGTCTTACTGGTGGTGCTGGATCATCTCTCGCAATTGATTTTAAAGATGAAGATGATATGGCGTCAGATAGTGAAACGCATGCCGCAACACAACAGTCCATTAAAGCGTATGTAGACGCACTAACCCATGATGGTTTCGCTGATTATGTAGCCAACGAGCATCTACCCGGTATTGACGAAGATGACATGAGTTCAGACAGTGATGCTCACGTTCCTACTCAACAATCAGTTAAGGCGTATGTGGATGCGTTGAGTCATGATGGTTTTGCCGACTATGTAGCTAATGAACATCTACCCGGTATTGATGAAGACGATATGTCGAGCGACAGTGATGCTCACGTTCCTACACAACAGTCAGTTAAAGCATACGTAGATGCGTTAAGTCATGATGGATTTGCTGATTACGTTGCGAATGAACATTTGCCTGGGATTGACGAAGATGATATGTCAAGTGATAGTGATGCCCATGTACCAACACAGCAATCAGTTAAAGCGTATGTGGATGGTGCGATCAGTACAGCATCCCCAGAAGATTTGGATTTTGAAGGTGTTGCTGGTGAAGCAATGGCAGCCAATACCACTTTTATTGTGAGGAAAGCAATAAGTGGTGAAACTGCTGGTCGTTATTATAAAGCAACATCCGATGAAGAAAACTCTCCCGGTGAATACCATGCAATCGGTTGGGTACAGGTTGGTGGAAGTGCAGTAAGTGCTGGTGACACTGTTACAGTTAATAAATTCAAGAAAGACATCGCTCTTGCAAGTGCTGACTCTGTTATTGGTTCCGATGCAACCGATAATGGAAAACCAATTTGGTTGAATAAAGACGGTGCTTTCTCACTTGATCCTGCTGCTGGAATTGGTGGCGGCGATCAATATGCTTGTGTGATGGTTGGTGTTCTTAGTGAATACAACGCAGCCGCAACAAGTGAAAAGATACTTATGGAATGCAACCTTGGCAATTTCACTGGTATTGATATTGCTTAATTGGAATTTAATTTGTAGGATTTAGGATAACATATTAAAGGAGTGACAAAAAATAATGAATCTTAACATCATTATAACAAATCACTCGCCTGTTAAGAGGGAAAGCGGAATTTATAGCTAATTTCGCCCTACAAATCCTATATAGAGGAAAGAAATATGGCAAAATTCTTAAAATTAGTAGGTGGCATTCCTAAATCAACGGACGTAACTGCCACTATTAATCAATACGATGAGAGTGTTCCTGTTACAACTGATATAGGTACTGCTGGAGCAGGATATGATGCTGCGCATAAAGTATTTACTTTGCCAAATGCTGAAACATACGATGGTACAATTGACGAGTTGAAGGTTGACGTAAATGGTGTTGGACAAGTAGAGGGTGTGGAGTATAATTATGATAACAATGTCGCTGCAACCACAGTGACTTTTATTGATGCGATACCCAAGAACGCAAGGGTACGATTCTTTAAGGTGACTTGATGAGAAAGTATGGAAAACCATTAAAGAATTGTTTGGATTGCAGAAGACTTTGCTTCATTTTGAATAAAAAAGGTGATAAGACTTTATATTGTAAAGTCTTTGGTGATAAATTTATTTCAAAATGTGAAAGAAAAGTAACAAAAAGGGAGCATAAACAATGACAATACAAGGGTTTCAAATAAAGGATGACGCTGCCCGATCAAAACTAGGTTCCACCATAGGTGAAGAGTTAGACAACAAATGGGCGTTGATGGAGGATAAGATTTCTTATCCTTTAGACGTAACTATTTCTGGTGATACATTAACAGTTGATCCCGGAACAGTTCAAAAGTTAGAATCAGATGGAGCGGATAGTACACAAAATGCCTACAAATGGAGATTACCATTAATATCAGGTGTGGATGTTAGCCCAGCCCAATCAACTCTTGATCTAACAAACGGAAACACTACAGGTGATTTCAGCGCAAATCCTGAGAGTTGTCCTGCCATGACTGCTAGTTTTTATATTCAAATGGGTATAGAACTTCGTAGTGATGGAAAATTTTATGTTGTGTTTGGAAATGAAGATGCAGTCTTAGCAAACACAACCGCACCTTCATTCACAACAAGTTCCCTTCAGGTTGCTGTTATTAAATTACAAGATAGTGGTGGCGGTGGAAGTTGGAATTTTGATACACCAGCAAAGGAAGATATTGAAATTGTTGTTAGAGGTTCAACAGGCGGTGCTGGTGCTGGTGCTGGATTGGGTAGCAATTTAGACGGTCTATCTTACTTATCAGAATGGGAAGATTCATTTTCAAATGAGGATTTAGTTGACAGTTCCGCAGGGTATACAACTGCTTCATTTGATGGTGGAAGTGAAGCATACGGAATACAGTATGATACATCCAAACCATCAACATGGGGTATGGCTGGTGGTGATGCTGTTGCCAATTTAGCTTGGTCAAAATCACCAGCATTCACAGTTAAAGCAGGTGATGTTGTTATAGCCAGACTATACCAAGCAAGCGGAACAGCAGCAGGTTCACTTAGTGGAAATGAATTAGAAACAACTGGAAATATTTTTGATTTTACTATGGTTGGTCAAGAAGTTTGGTGTTCAACCCATAGTGAAAAGGCAAAAATTGTTGAATATATAAGTGCAACAAAAGTGAAGTTGGATAGGGAAATAGACGGAACCCAAACAGGAACAAGTGATTGGTCAGGTGATGCTGTTGCAGTATTAAGTAAACCTCATGTTAGAAAAATTATAACCATTACAGATCAAACTCCTATCGCTGGAGAAATTACTTTAGAGGCGGCATTTTCTGTCGCGTTAATTGATGCCAATGTGTGGTCAGTAACTGTTTCTCAATGTGTACATACTGTGGATATTCCTACATACTGGGACTCAGGTGATAGCGAGAGCATCCCTGGTGTGTATGCTTTGAATCCATTATACCTTGAGAATGTTAGTGCAGGAGCAGCAGATAGTGTCGATTTCAGACAACAAACATTTGATCCAGCGGCAGATGATGTAATATTACAATACAATGGTGGTGCTTGGAGAGAAACAGTTGTATCCAGTCTTACAGACGATGAAACATTTGAACTCGCCGATACAACCAATATGGCTGACGGAATAGCAGCCTGTATTCCAAAACAAAGTACATTTATGGTTTCATATTTGGATGATGGCCTTCATGAGATTTCTAAAGTCGGATTCAATGCGATTACTGGTTCTGATTCCGCAGGTAATTGGGATGATGAATTAGGAAAAGACAGAGGATATGGAATTGTAGATAACCTTCAAGAATACCAATTAGGTGACTCAGCCAATGCTGGGGCGCACCTTTATATAAGGTTCTTCTCAAACATCTTTGATGATTCACAGGATAGTGGAACCGTATATTTGAATCAATATAAAGCATATTTTTACAGACAATCAACTTCATCAGTGAACGGTGGTATTAGTAATCAATCATACGGCGTGACAAACAATATTGGCACAAATAAAGGTATGTTTGTTGATGTATATAATGGAAAAACCAGAATTACACTTGATTGGGTTTACTCAATGGGTGAAAACGAAGGGTTTCCTTTTGGTGATCTTATTGTTACATCAAACGGTCAAGAAGTGCCACGCGAAATTGATGATGTATTAACAACAGGAATATTCTACACAGAGCATAGTTCAACACAAATACTTCTTGATACAGATTACAGTAGTGTTGCAAATGAGGTGGCCGTCTATCAGAGAATAGGAGGCGGTGCTGGTGCAACCTCTGCGGTTGATGAAGCAAACGAAACAGATTTCTATGAGAATATTTTACCTAACTCAAATTTTGATCAAAATCATAATGGTTCATATTGGGCAACAGGAGCAAACTATGATGTGGACGGACCTTGTGGATGGACACTTATTGGTGGAACAACAGAAGAGTATAGTATTGAAACAGCCGATCCTCCCTCTGGTTCTAATTCTTATTTAAGGTTGGCACTTCCATCAGGAACAGGTGATCCCGGAATTAAATGTTTCTTAGGACCGGAAAAAATTGTACCACTTCAGGGGAAAAGAATAAGTTTTAGTTGCCTTTTGAAACGTGGTGCTGGATTCGTGAATGACCAATTTGCTATGGTTATCCATTTCTTTAACAAAGATTTCTCAGCAAGTGCTGGTACTTCGGCAGAGTGTTTTATTACTCCAACCGATGTAAGCACAACAGAATGGACAAGGGTTGGACACGATGCAAGTCATTCTGGTAATCCAGTTAGAAATATTCTTGTTCCGAGTGGTGCTGAAGCAATGGTTGTTTATATTTGGACAGCAGGAAGTCAAACTGGCGGCGCAACAGTTTGGTACGAACTTGCACAACCACAAATTGAGGTTGCTTCTGATTTTACATATTACAGAATACCAAAACAGGAAGATGATTTAACAAATAGTAGAACATTCCATTCTAATAGATATACAGACTATAGAGATGTAATTGATTTTGTTAGAACATCAAATGATACACATGGTTGGCACATAAATGGTGTGAGTAGTTTTGCATCAGGAAAATGGTATGGGCAAGATGTCGCAGAGGGCGGTGGATCAAGTATCGGACAGATGAGAAATCATTTAGGTGAGAACGTATATTGTGCGTTTGATGGAACAAATGATTTTATAGCAAGTACGGGAGCAGCAAGTACAGCACTTCAAACAACTGGTAGTTTCTATGTTGGTGGTAATTTTTACAAATCCGATTGGAGTTCATGGTCCGCTGCAAGAACATTATTTAGCCAAAAGAGTGGCAACTCTGGATGGATTTCAAAGGTATATACAGACGGAAGATGGGCAGTCCAACTCCTAAATGGTGCGGCTCTAATATTAGATCATAGACCAATTTATTTAACTGATCTTTCATCTGGTTGGCATCATTTGGCGATTGTTATCAAGGCTGATACTCCAGGTACAGTAACACAGGTAACATGGTATGTAGATAGTTATGAAGTAGCACAATGGTCTGGAACATGGGCATTTGCCGCTGGTGGTGATTTTGAAATTGGTTCATTTGAGGGTGGTACAGATAAATGGAACGGCGGTATATGTGATGTATTCTATAGAAAGGTTGAACCAGACAGACATTATGTGAGAAGACTACGTGCTCTTGGTTCACTTAAAAAGGCATTTTTAGACAAAGATGCAATTGTTAGAATAGCAAATGAAAGCGAAGCGGATGGATTGCAAGTGCCGATATATACAGAAGGAACAAACGGTTGGTCAACAAACCACGCCGAAGGTCTTATATATTATTCCGTAGATGGTCAGAAAAGGTTTAGATTTAATCTCCAAGGTGATGTTACATCTGGCGCAAGAACAAATACGAGAGTATATTTAAAGAATGTTTATTTTAATCAAACACAAGCAGTCGCATGTGGTTCTAATGCCTCTGGTGCTTATTTAACTAGAGCAGTTGCGTTGGGTGGTTTTCCTGATCTTTATGTGAACCATGCTAGTGCTACAACCGTTTATTATATATTTTCAGGAGATGTTAGAATTCAGTAAGAATTAAGGGAGAATAATATATGTTGTATTTAAAATTAGATGGAACAACAATTTTAGATCATGATTATAGTCAACATGACGATTATCAAACAGAAGTAGAATATACACAACTCAGAAACAGTGATGGTGACTATATTTATAAATATGAAAACAGTCAATTAGTTTCATTATCGGGTGCAGAAATTACTGCTCATCCAAATTATAAGACAAGAAAAATTGGTGAATTAAAAGATCAAGTTAAAACTGATATACAAATATTAGATGAACAGAAGGCTCACTCACTTGCCTTGAAAAAGGCGATGGGAAATGAATTAACAACAGATGAAACAACATTTGTGAATAATTTTCTTACTCAAAGGCAGTCCATATTGGACCAATATGAGACTGACAAACAACAGTATGAATAAGAGGTAAAGCAATATGTCTATTGTAAAGCAAGCCAATAAAGGAATGAAGGTTAAGAAATCCACACAAGCGGATATAAGAAGAGTTAACCTTTTGGACGACAATACAGTTCGTGAGGGAATGTTAATAGATGGTGTGGTTGCATTTAATAAACTAAACCCAGCAATTCAAAACTCTATGTCTGATAGTTGGCAAAATTGGGTCGGCGAACCATATGACGACCAACCCAGTTCTGCTGCAAATCCCAGAGGATTAAATTTTGACGATCTTAAAGTATCATTTAGTTTTGAGCGAGTGACCATTGATAAAATTAGACCAATTGAGGGCGAAAAGGATGATAATAAAAGATTGGTTTGGGAGATAATTGCACCACAAAAAGACAAGCGATGTAGAATGATGGGAACGTGGAATACCCAAACCACATCAAACGGCACCAGAACTTCAATAGTATCACCACCAAGTGGTTATACTGATATGATATTATCCATAACCTTTGTTGGAACTGGGTTAAATATCCTTCATTATGCACATCCAACAGCAAGACTTGACTGTGATATCTATGTGGATGGTGTTGACAGTGGAAATGATTACAGTTCTACCGGACTTCAAGGAATAGGTGGTGGGCGTAATGTTGATACAAATACGGTTTTTAATTTGGTTTCTGGATTATCCTATGGGGTCCATACGGTTGAGTTAATACCAAACAATGCAAATGGTAGTCGCGATATACATTTATATGGATTTGAAGTAATCACAATTGATTCGGATGAATTAAAATGTAGAGCAGGTGATTGTTATATAAAGAATCAAAAAGTAAGTAAATCAGTTGTTACATCTTGGGCAAACCCAGACGGAACACAAGATTCAGACGGTGTGACAGTCAATTCACCAAATAGAGGTGCAAAAGTTCTGGAATGTTTAGATGAAGATGGAAACAGAAAATTCTATACAACAAATACAGATAATAGTCATAAGTATTTTAATAATACAGATCATAGTAATGAGGAAGTGCAGAAATATTATAATTGGAGAAGTTTCGGGGTCGGAAGGGGCGATGATTTCTCACAATTGTTTAGCACAAGTGATCACGCCTTCACAATGGATGATAATCTCACTTCTCTTGTCTGTGAAGATTGTACCCACAGTTCTGCGGGTTATTCATCTCAAGATTGTTTAAGAACAACAAGTTCAAGTTCCAGAATTTATTTTACATTTGTTGGAACAGGTGTTGACATTGTATTTGATAATCCAGCGGGCGCGACACCCGATAGTCATTCATTTAGTGTTGATAACGGAACATATGGAAGTTGGTCTGGTGGTATGGAAGAAGGTCATTATATTCGTCCTGTGTGTTCACAGGCACCATACGGAACTCACGTATTGTCGATTTCAAGAGGTGCATCTACAAGTAATCATGCCTATATCGCTGGATTTATAGTTTATGAAAATAAGACACCTAAATTTGTCAAACTAAATAAACCAACAGATTGGGAGTCAACTGAAGGTTATTGGGATCTTCCAGATAATGTTATACCACTCACTATTTACAACATATTAGCCGATTGGAACGCAAACACATTTTCAACTAATCCCGGTCAGATAGCAAGAGGCATAATAAGACATCATTGTTTAAGAGAATTTACATTTGGTGGAACTGGATTTGTTATATCCTCTCCTGTTGACTCAGCGAAGCCCGGTGGATTTCAAGTCTATTCACCAACATCTGGTGATTATATTGAATTTCAATTTTATGGTACAGGATTTGACTTCAGGTTCCACGGTCATGCCACATCGGATCATCAGGTAAACGTAAAAATAGACGGTGCAAATTACACAGGTGCAGCAACAGCATACGGGAGTGGCATTACATGGACACCAGCATCATCTTATCTGGACCAGGCTGGTGTTGCTGGAGATCATAATTGTGGTTTTTATGTGACAGGATTGACGTTAGGATTACATACCGTGAGATTCACCTGTAGTGGTGCAAGCAATATGAGAGTATCTTGTATAGATATCATTACACCAATACACCATAGTCAATTTCCACTTCCAAATAGAAACACAACACAATCACATTTACAGAAAGGTAATTGTGCTGTTCAAGATCTAAGAGTGTTTACCCCAGTTAAAGGATTGGAAGAAGGAGAAAAAAGATGGGCGGTTGCCACAGGAATAACTTCAACCCCAAGTGTCACGGCTACATATGATATTCCTATGGCTGATATGTCTATCAACTGGTATTCAGACGGAAAGAAAGCGACAAGAGTGCATTTTCAAGGCTCTATGAGAATTAGTGCATCTCCTCAATATATGTTTTTATCTATTTGGATTGATGGCAAACAAGTACCGAGTGGTAATAATTATGGTTATGCAGAATATAGTTCAGCAGCAAGCGCGGACGATATTGTTTCTTTTGAGTGGATTGGACTGCTACCAAAAGGATATCACCAAATAGCAATATATTGGAGAGTTGCAGCCAACACCGGATACAACAGAGAAGACAGAAGGGCACTACACGTACACGAAATATAATACATTAACGGAGATTAAACTATGACTATACCAATTTCAGGAAATGTCCAACAGTTTGGATTTCAGAATTTTGTTGTCGAACCAAATGATGACCAATCCAGTTCCAATACGAACCCCAGAGGATTGAATTTGGATGATCTCAAGCCGAGTTTTGGGGTTGAGAGAATAAACATAGATCAAATGTATGAACTGGAGGGTGAAAAAGACGATAACGATAAAACAGTTTTAGAAATAACAACACCTCAAAAAGATAAACGGTGTAGATTCTTTGGAAATTGGAAAATAGAAGTTGGATCTACTGGTTCACAGATATCAATACAGAATTTACCTGCTGGTTATACAAATAAAGTATTATCCGTTACTTTCATTGGTACAGGTTTAAATATATTAGCCTTGAATGGCATCACAGCTACCAGACTTTCATGTGATATATATTTAGACGGCGTTGATACCGGAAACACATTCCAATCTATAGCTGATAATGTTCTCAGTAATAAAAACGTGAAAACCAATGAGACTTTCAATTTAGTTTCTAATATACCATATGGAATTCATACTGTTGATCTTTATCCAACTTCCGGATCTCCGAACGGAAGTAGAGATATTAGAATGTACGGTTTTGAAATAATCGTAGACGACTCGGATGAAATAAAAAGACAGGCAGGAAGTTATTTCATAAATGGAAAACTAACGCAGGTTAATTCTGATAGTTGGGCAAATCCAGATGGCGGAACAGATAGTGATGGAATCTCTGTCAATCCAAATGATACCGGGGCTAAGATATTAGAGTGCATCAACACTAAAGGAGAAAGAAAATATTATACTACAAATGTTCCGGCTTCACCCTCATATACATCCAGTGTGGATCATTCAGATGAAGAAATTCAGAAAGCATACTATTGGAGAGAATTTGGTGCAGGATTGACAAGTGATTTCAGCAGAGGTGTTATAAGTGGAACTGCCTACGCTTGTTTTGTGTTGGATGATAATGTTACATCACTGATGGGGCATCATATAACAACACAATTCCTGGGTTCTCCTGCAAAAGATTGTCTTTCAATGGATGGCAGTGGTGATGAAATACTCTTAACATTTGTTGGTACTGGTTTAGATTTAGTGTGGGCTGGACACAACGCAACACCCGGAACACTTAATCAGACAACCTTTTATGTAGATGGAACAAGTGTTGAGGTATTCGCTCCTACCAATGTTGACAACACTTTAAAGGTTAAACCGATTGTTTCTGGTTTATTTTATGGAACACATACACTGAAAATCAGAACAACAGGAGCGGCAGGAACAGTAAGATTCTGTATAAAGGATTTCATAGTATACGAACCAAAAACACCTAAATTCTTCAAACTAAATAAACCAACAAATTGGGAGTCAAACGAAGGATACTGGGACTTACCAAACGATGTAATGTCTTTGACCTGTTATAATATATTCGCTGATTTTTCTGGTTTTACTGGGGCCAGTGATATAATGAAAATGAGTCAAGGTGTTCTAAGGCATCACGCACAAAGAGAAATAGTTTATTCTGGCTCTAACTGGTCAACAAGTTATAATACAAACACACACGCAAGTTTTTATTCCAGTACCAATGCGCAGAATGAATATTGCGAGTTCATATTCTTCGGCACTGGAACGACATTCAGATATTTTGATGGTGCTGGATTCTCACAGAATGTAAGAGTGCAATTGGATGATTTCAGTGGTGCTGGATATCAGGATCTAAATTCAGGTAATTTTGGCACTTTAACTTTTGCATATTCTGATGCTGATCCAAGAGTTGGTGCAGATAGCGCATACATCAATCAGGATGTTGAAGCTGGTTCTTTTTACAATAAGGAAGTTCGTTATTCTGACCTGCCACTGGGTTTATATAAAATTAAGTTGTTGAAAAACGATGCTGGTGTATTACCGCTTAACATCAATTCATTTGATGTCATAACACCTATCCATCACTCACAAATGCCTATAGGCAACATGAACCCAACTCAAGTAACAAACACCATAGGCAATTGCGCAATGAAGGATTTAAGGGAACTATCTCCTGTTAAAGATAGCAAAGGTGCAAAACGAATAGCAACAGCAAGAGGTGTTGCAAGTGCACCAGCAATAAGTGCCAACAGTTATGTTCCCATGCCTGATATGTATATCAATTGGTATTCCGATGGAATAAACCCCACCAGAATATCTTTTATTGGTATGATATACGGTTCTGTTGTATCTGGACCTTTGCTTACAGATATATACATAGACGGTGTTTCAGCAGATGTAGTTTCAAAGGTTGACGTGAAAACCGCCAGTTATGATGACCTATTAACAATAGAATGGGTTGGTATTCTTTCCAAAGGAACACATCATATTGAGGTAAAATGGAGAAGTGATAACGGATGGACAATAACATTGGATGGAACATTAAGAAGATTATTTGTTCATGAAATATAATAAGGAGATAAGATATGATTTTCAGGGCAGAAAAAGAATTGGATACAATTGGTATCATAGATGAAATCAAAGCACTTGGTTATACTGATATTGCGTGCCACGGCAACCACCCTGATGGTTATTGTGAGGTAGAAATATACGATGAGGTCGAATGGGATCAAGCTAAAGAAGATGAAGTAAACCAAGCCCTCACAGATCACAACAAGACAACATCCGAGGAAAACAGACAGAAGAAACTTGACGCACTTGCTTGGGCGAAAGAAGATGGCTGTACCAAAAATTGGGATGACATGGAAACATACCATAGGAAAGCACTCAATGGTGTAGAATTGTCTGCTGGTGAAGAATCAGCAATGATTACAGCATATGAAGCCACTCTATAATAGAACAGTTAAACTCCTAGCAGGTATGATATAATGGATAAATGGATTAAAAATGAAGATCTCAAGGAAGAATTCTCTAATTTAACCAAGATGTTTACCGAATTATTAGTTGAGGTTGAAAGGATTTGCGGAAAAAGAAAACCAAAACGAGTGAAGGAAATAATGAATGAGATCATTGAGAAATTCAAGGAAATCCGCAATACTGTTTATTAACCATAGGAGGAAAGATTTATGAACGTATTAATTTGGATCAAAGACAATTATGTAATTATTTTGGAGGCAGCAATGGCATTAGTGGTTGCAGCAGAGGTCATCACAAGACTTACACCAACCAAGAAAGATGACGGATTCGTTGAGCGCATTGGTGGTATTATAAGAAAGACAATGGATCTTCTTAAAATACCTAATATTAAGAAACCTTAATCACAATATTGGACAATAATGAAACACACCTTGATCCTCATATTACTGATGAATACTGTATTTGCGGGGCCTTTGCTTGATAAAAAATTGGCTGATGAAGTGAAGGCTCCAAATGCAGTCTATTATTTTAATTCAGAGGATAATGTTGTGATTCCTGCGCCGTCAAAAGAAGACTGTAAAGATCAATGTGATAATTCATGGTTTTGTAATCCTAGTTTTTTCTTGATGATGGTTGGGGTAGGTTTAGTATCAGGATTAATTATAGGTTTGGAAGTAAAACAATGAGAGTAGATTTGAATCAGTTACAATTCAAATTGATAAAACCAAAACAACCAGAGGAATGGTTAATGCGGATAAAAGTAAATAAGGATGGAAATGAATTAGATATCGACCTCACCTTTAAAGAAGTAATGGATTTAATTGGTTTATTAGAGGTAGGAAAAAATGAGTTATTCAAACGTAACAATAAAAAAGATGACTCGTGAAGAATGCAAAGAATTAATAGAGCAAGCAGAAAGTCTTATAAACAAATTAAGAACTCTGTTTAGAATATGTTGGAACTGTAATACAAGAAATAAACACCTAAAGGATATAGAAACCCACGTTATCACCTGCCATAAATGCGGAGAATGGTTCTACATAGGATACAACATAGCTGACTTGAGGAAGAAAATTGGATAAAATTATTATCACAGTAGTAGGTATTTTTACCACATTTTCATTAGGATTGATTGCGTGGTTTTTCAGACGACTGATAAAGAATAACGACACACAGCATCAGGAATTAAAAATAAAAACAGATTCATTAAAAACGTCAATAGAAAATGACTTTAAAGGAATAAGAGAGGAAATTCAAGATAACCAAAAAGAAATAATGGAAGTAAATAAAATTGTTACACAGGTTGACGCAAAGCAGGAAAGATTGGACATTTTTTCAACAAAAATAGATAGTATACATACAGAGGTAAAAAAACATTCAGAATTTGTGGACAAAGTAAATGAAAAAGTAGAGAATAATGTAAGAGAGATAAAACATATAAAGGATTTCATAGAAAAACCGATACCAGATATAGATATTGCTCATATTTTGGAAAGTCCTCTGTTGTCGGTTAAAGAGAAGAAGGAAATCCAACGCCATAAGAAACACTTACTTATACATGAGCCGCATTTGGTTGAAGCGTTTGTTAAACATTTAGAGGAGAAAATAAAGAAACTTGCCGAAAACAAAAAAGTAGGTATGGTTGACATAGACAGAGGATATAGGGTTAGCGAATCGTTAATTAAAAAGGATAAGAAATGAACGTATTTTCTATATTTTCGTGTCAAGAAAAGGAAACAAAATTGGATAACATGAGAAACATTGCGTTAGGGTACATTTGGAGTTATTTAGGAAAATGGTATAAATGGGGTGGTGACGATCCTGCTGGATTTGATTGTTCAGGATTAGCTGTTGAATATTTAAAAAGTATAGGAGCAATAAAAAGGAAGTCAGACTACACTGCTGCTGCACTTTTTAAAATGTTCAAAGATTTAGGTTGTGAAGTTGAGAAACCACATAAAGGATGTTTGGTATTTTGGGAAAATGAAAATCATAAAATTATCCACGTTGAAATTATGTTAAATGAGAAACAAACCATAGGAGCATCTGGTGGTGGAAGTAAAACACTTACAGAGGCAGATGCAATAAAACATAATGCGTTCATTAAAGTACGCACCTTTTTCTCAAGGCCCTGTGTTGCTGGGTTCGTAGATCCGTTCTTATTAAATATATTTAAGGATTAATTTATGAAAACAATTATTGTCTTTTTCTTTTGTCTTTTTTTCTTCTCTTGTGGGCATCAAAAGTATGTCCATGATAAAGCCTTTATCTCGCCTACAGACACAGGGTCTTCAGAATATCATGCGTTAATCAACAATGCGTTATGTAAGGATATGGATGGCAAAGTAGGAGCGTGTTTCAAGAGGGTGAAATCCAATGAGGATTTAGAAATAAAAATAATGGCACAGCAATATGAATATAGATTTGTGCTTACTTGTAGTTCAGAGTTGGATTTTAATACCTCAATTGATGTTCTTAAAATGAAAGAATTAAGATTAACTGTACCATACACAAAATACAAAAATTTAAAATCATTTACTTGTAGGGGAAAGATCTACCCAAAGGATCGTGAAGAGGCAATTGCCATGAGATTTACTTTTAGGGTGGAGATTATAAGTGCTACATACACGCCGAGGGAGGCAATGGTTATTGTAGCAAAGGATGACAAGAATATTCTTATTTTAGGCCAGCATGCACTACACAGTAGAGTGTACGATTGCGAAGAATGGCATTACTACTACAAGGAACCTTTCATTGAGGTCCATGATTTAAAGAAACTTAGAGCAATATCTGAATCATTTTTAGGGAGAATGAATTATTATGGATTCTAAAGGTGATCCTAAGAAACCCGATTATAAGAAACATCTACAGCACAAATTGACTGTCGAGCAGTTGGACAATCTGGCAAATGAGGTGTTGGATCGCTCTGGTAAACTAGGCACCATAAAGAGAATCTATTTTGCCGTGCTCTTATTAGCCATTTTTGCATATTTCTGGACAAGACGCAAGATAGTCAAAGAGCAGTTATTGGCTGAGAAACAAATCTTAGAGCAGGAGCAAAACTTGACAGACCAAGAAGAGTTTGGTAAAGATGACATGGATGTGGAGAAAAATTAAAAGGTATTTGAAAGCAGATCGGAAAACGTGGATCAATCGTATAATGTTTATATTTACAAAAGTTATAAGGCTTCATTATGAGCGAAAATGAAATCAAAACAGTAACAAATAAAAAGATAGCAAAATTGATCGAAGAATTTGATAGCAATCCAAATGCCTTTAATGACTCCCCCCTTAAAGACTTAATACTTGAGCGTAAGGATGTAGCGGATAAAGAAAGACTGTATGTAAAGGAAATCAAAGAATTTCAGCAACAAATCATGAATAAATTAAAAGAGGCATCTGATAATTTTTTAAAAATGAAAGGCCAAATTGAATATATAGAGAATAAGTTGTTGAAAATGATGGAGAAACAAAATGTCTAAAATAGCAATTATCCTTATTTTGACTCATTTTAGTATGGGTGGGTTAAGGGCTGAACCCCTACCACCTCCACCAGCCGATGATATTAAAAAGGGTGAAACATACATAGCTGAAGAGGATTCAAAGGTTTTACCAAAGGTGGAATATGACTATTTTCTGAAAATGGAACGTTGTTGCGATAAGTACACGGATATAGCAATAAATTGCATGGAGGGCGAACTGCCAAAGAAATCTAAGCCGTTAATCGGCAATCCATATTTTTGGGGAGCATTAGGAATGGGGTTGATAGGAGGATTTGCGGTCGGTTATTTTGCACGTTAATGGTCCCATCTTTTTTCTTGACGAATCCAAAATGATGTAGTATATTAGGCCCCTAATGTAAATACCCTCTAATTTGTTTTTTAGGGAAAATCACAGCGTAATAGGGGCCATGTACGGGATGTATTTGGCCCATTTATTTTCTATAATGCGGTGCGCGATAAATGACATTTTTAGGGAGAAAAAAAATTCACTTTTTCCTTGACAGGCTTAGATACTCCATGAATAAAGTATCCTAAAAGAAGAAAAATATCTTGATTTCTACCCAGACTCACATATAATAACGGTTATTATTACGCAGGATTTGAAGTAAAAAAACCATTATCCCGTAAAATCCAAGTGGAGGGATCTTAGGCATGGAATTAATTGCACGTGAACAATTATATGTTCACGCTGATAATTACGATATTTTAAAAGAACTCAAAAGTAATCTCACCTTTAACAACCCAGATTATGGCAAAAAGAAAGCGTTAGGATTTAGTGTATGGAATACCCCTACCCATATCACTCTTTATAAAAAACATGAAGGTGGTCTTATTATACCCAGAGGGACAGGGAAACTAGCCAGATCCTTAGCGGAGAAGTATAATGAACCATTTAAAATACTGGATCAGCGTACAGATGGTGAATTAATAGATGTGAGTTTAACTCCTGAAATCACCCCATTTTGGTATCAAAATTTGTCAGTTGAAAAAATGGTCAAATTTCAACAGGGTATGATTGAGGCTCCTTGTGCGTGTTTAGTTGGTGAAACAGTGATTAATTTTAATAGAGGAAAAAAGGGATTTAGTTGCACATTGGAAAAAGCATACAAGAGATTTAATAATCAAGACAACAATGCGTTCTATAATTGGGATAAAAATATACCAACAATGGTTAGATCATTCAATGGGGAAAGAATAAGATTACATGAAATTGAAGATATAGTTTATAACGGCAAAACAGAAGTTTGGCAACTGATATTAGAAAATGGTAATTCAATTACTGGCACACATGACCACAAAATAATGACTAAACAAGGTTGGGTTCCTTTAGATAAATGTTCTAATCAAGAAATTATGTGTGATGTTTTGAAACCGTGTAAAACACACACAGAAACAAAAAGAAGAGGAACACAAAGATTAACAGAATTGCATTATCATCCATATGCAAGAACTCAGAATTCACCAAAAAGTGTTAATGGTATTTCAAAAGTGATAGAAATACATAGAGGGATTTACGAAGCACATATTAATAAATTACCACTCAAAGATTTCCTAGATATCGTTAGATTAGATAAGATCAAAGCAAGAAAATTGAAGTATATTGATCCATCAAAATATCATATTCACCATAAAGATGGGAATCACTTTAATAACAATATTGAAAATTTAGAATGTTTATTAATTACAGAACACAAACAAGCACATATAAATATCGATAATTTCCATCAAGGGATACCCATATATTCGAGATGTGTTGATATTCGATATATTGGTTTAAGAAAAGTTTATGACATACTGTGTAAAGATCCTTATCATAATTTCGTGGCAAACGGAATAGTGGTTCATAATAGCGGAAAAACCATAATGGGTTTGACCTTTATTTCCCATATTAAAAAGAGAGCTCTAATTGTGGTCCACACAAAGGACTTATTTAAGCAATGGGAAAAGGAAATATCGGACAAATTGGATGGAAACTTTAAAAAAGGTGTAGTTGGTGCTGGGCGTCATAAACATGGGGATGTAACAATTGCCATGATCCAAACACTTGTAAAAAGTACACCCAAGCAATGGAAGGATATTCAGGGGCGTTATACCATCTCTATTTGGGATGAGAGCCACCACGCAGGGGCTGACACCTATGTGAAGTGTATTAGTCGAATGCAGGGTCGTTATATCATTGGTTTGACCGCTACACCAAAGAGAAGGGATAAGAAGGATTTTTTGGTTAAAAATTATCTTGGTGACGTGGTGCATAAAGTCACTTATGATGATTTGGAGCAGAGCGGCAGAACGGTAGGGTGCAAGGTAAAAATTATGAATACAGGCTGCACGTTTGATATAACGGATATTTTGGATAACCATAGTGAGATTTCCTCAACATTATCAAGAAACATAAAGAGAAATGATTTTATTGTAGACTGCATCATGGAGGATTTAAAAGAAGGAAGGATCCCAATGATATTAACAGAGAGGAAATATCATGTCTACATATTAGTATCAAAACTAAAAGAAATGGGAGTCAAAGTAGGCGAAATCACAGGTGAAATACCAGATTTCAAAAGGGTTAAAATAAAGGAACAAATAAAAAAGGGTGAATTGGAGGTCTTGGTTGCCAATAAACAAATCGCTGCGGAAGGATTGGATATTCCCAACATTGATAGCGTGCATATAGCGTTTTGGACAACCAATAAAGGTCTTATAAAACAAATGGTTGGAAGAGGTAGGCGAGTCCATAAAGGTAAGGAATATTGCAAGGTTTGGTTTTATAAAGACGACTTTCAACACTTGGTTTTCGATAATAAGAGATTCACAGAGGAATTAATGGAAGTGAACAGATACAAATACGGTATTTTGAACATAAAAAAATGGTTCTATGGGCAAGGTTTTGAGGTGAAAATATGTTAGGAAAAATAGAGGTCAAAAAAGGTCTACACCGAGTATTCAATCCCTCTTTTAAAATCAAATTTTCTCATCATGATTTATTTTTCTCTATACTAAGATTTATATACTACTACGTAGTAGTAGTTATAAATATTAGTATAAATATATATATAAAAAAATATACCCATATATTGATAGGAAAATTTGATTTTAAAAAAAAAGAAGGATGGATTGCTCGGCTACCTAGGTACCCAGTAACTGGGTGGGTCTCTTGAAAAAAAACAAAACCTAAGGAGGAATGATGGATAAAGTAGACACAAGAAAGGAGAATAAAGAGGTGAATGAGAAACTCCTTAGTGGCATTATGAAGAGGACCAAAATTAAGGAGGGAGAGTTAAAGGAACTCCTGTTGGTTTTGAAACTGAGAATTGACACCAAAAAGGCCACTCGTTTCTTAGTACGGATCAGACAACATAGTGGAGATGTGTTGCGTGATGCGTTATTTCAGTATAAGAGTTATCGGAAACATATTCCACCGAATTGTAATGGGAGGATAAAACAATTCTTCCGTTTTCTTTTAAACTCAAGTAAAACCGTTGATAGTTATGGTGATATTAATTTTAAGAAAAAAGAATTGAATGATGAGTTAAATGAGGATTTAATAAACGCCATTGATGGAGAGGATTCAATGGATTTAGAAGGTGTGATAAATGAATGATTTAAGGGATATTATACCAATTGGTCATTGTTCTATGTGTAATGACACAAGGAAGAAAATAGTTCGTGATGATATGATGGGTGAATATAAAAGAGATTGTGATTGTGTGATGAATTATAGAAAGGGTTTGAAATTAATAAAGGAAAGTAAAATTCCTGATAATTATATCCATTTCACTTGGAATGATTACTACCCAAAGGTTGGAAAAGAGAAGGAAAAGGAAAATAAAAAGGCAGTTAAAGAATTAAATGATTGGATAAACGATCAGGAATATATGAGAAAGAATAATGGAGATTTATTAATTATAGGTGGGAAGGCAAGCGGAAAGACGCTCCTAGCCTGTATTGTGCTGAAAGAAATAATGGAAAAATACGCCTATAGTGGTCTTTATGTGACAGCGGAGGAATTGATTTTAAATACAGTTGCACAACAATCATTTAATCCAAATGAGGAAGTGGAAGATCTTTTTAGAAATATGACCAGATGTGATTATTTAATTATTGATGGATTTCATTTACTGAATGAGCAGGATATTTCAAAAATGTCTTTGTTTAGGATTCGGAATATGCTAAAGAGAAGAAAACATTATCGGAGGTGTTGTATTTTAACCTCAAATATTCCATTTAAGGATTTAAGTAAGAGTAGTACATTTGTTTCCGAAATGGTCTATAGTCTTACAAAAGTACGTCTTTATGGGGACTATAGTTTAGATAGCTGGAAGAAATTTAAAGAAGGTAAGAATGGGGTTTCAAAGAAAAAATAAGGATGAGTTTAAAGTAAAAAGAATCATCCCACATGATGCAAATAATGAGCAGTTATTGTTGGGTAGTGCTTTAAACAACCATGAGATCAGAGAAATCCTAATTCATGAAACCATAGCAAGTGATTTCCTACACGTTAACCACCAAGCCATATTTGAGTGCATAAACTACCTACACAATGAGAATCTTGAAATCAATATTGATAGCATAGATGCCGTTAAAGAGCGGTTTGAGCATGGAATGAAAATCAAGATTGAGTATTTAGGAAAGGTGAAAAACACATTTAATGGAGAGGTGAGTGAGGAAAATTATAAATTTCATATTAGGAAATTAAAGGCAGATAAGGTTAAAGACATGCTACAAGTGCAGATGTTGCCGGAATTTGCAAAGTCTTTAATCAACCCGAAAGTCACAATTGAGAATTTATTAGAGGAAATTAGTGTAATTAAAAACCATATTGAGGAAAGAGCGACCGATACAGCATTTAAGTTTATTCACTCAAACATAGTGGATGACAAGCATAACGTGGTGTTAAAGGCAAGAGAGGAAAAATTAATATTTGGAACAACAGGGTACAAGAAACTTGACAATATCATGACGGATGGATTAAGTGCAAAGAAAATAACCATAATTGCAGGTAGACCGGGGATGGCAAAATCAGCATTAATAGCAAACATATTCCTTAGGTTAGGCATGTTAGGGGTTCCAGTAGCACTATATAATTTTGAAATGGATGATATAAGTATGTTTGACCGCATGGTTTCAATTAGAACACGTATTCCACTGGAGATGATAATTAAAGATAGAGAGAAAATGACAGATGAGGATAGAAAGGCAGAAAAGGCAGCAAAGGAATTGATTAGGAATTTACCAATTTATTTCTATACAGCCAGTACGCAAACAATCCAAGGTGTAAAGAGGGATCTAAAAATTTTAAAGGATAAATATGCAGTGGAAGTTGTTGGTTATGACCTATTTAAGAAAATGAAGATGCAAAGTCGCTATAATAGCAGTACGGCAGATATGTTAAGTGAAAATTTAGACACAATGCAGGCAATGGGAAAGGATTTAGATATTCATCAAATTTTAGTTGTGCAGATTGGAAGGGCTGCGGAGAGATCAAAGGATAAACGACCACGCCTTTCTCAACTAAAAGATAGTGGTGGGTTTGAGGAGGTTGCGGATAATGTGCTTCTTCTCTACAGGGAACAATACTACCAAAAGGCAGAGGAGGATGAACCGGAATCATATGACGCATTTGAGGAGTTGGAGGTTATTGTTGCCAAACAGAGGCAGGGAAGGGCAAATCAAAAGGTTACATTTACCTTTTATCCTGCAAACACCTCAATAACAGATGAGGTTTAGTGAATAAAAATGGAATTTAGGAGGGAACTTATGGATTCAACAGGATGGTATATAGATAGCACAGGCACTTCCTCCACTGAGTTAACAACGGCTGGCACAATTTCGGTTTCAACCACACCAAATATAGTTGTTGCCAGTGATGATTTCACAACGAGGGGTGGGCTGAAGGGAAAACTCCAATATAAACAAAATAATGGAGCAAAACGTTTACCCATTAGTCCAAAGGTGTATTTTAATTTTGTGAAGATGAAATTAAATAAGTTGGAGATGACAAGGTTAAAGGAACGGCTTGGAAAACTCCAAAAATTAGTACAGGAATCAAAAGAGTTAGGGCAGCACACACTCCATGAACACACAGCCCTAATGTTAGCGGTTGTGGCAAGGGAGAGTGAAGCATACGCATGTGGATTCAAATATTGGGTGAAAAAGAATGTTATAACCAAATATATCAGCAACGTGAAGGATAAGGTTATAAAATTTGATAAATTTGAGGAGTTTCCAAGAACCGTACCAGTGGGTGTGAGAAATAAGATTAGAGCGGTTAAAAAGAAGGAATTGTTTGATGAATTGTGGGTTTTGTATACAGACTACACAGGGGAGAAATTAAAGAGTAATAAACAAAAGATTAAGGAAAAGGATCCTATTTTGTTTGGAAAGTATGCCTATCAAAATGATAGGTTTTATTTTATCGCAGATTGGGAGGATGAGTATTGTGATTTAACCTTAGATGAAATGGTTAAAGTGGTAGAAAGGGAAAGTAATTTAACCGCTGTGAATGAAGTGCCAGAGGTTGATGAGGATTTAATAAAAGAGATTAGAAGACAGGTTATGAGGAGACACAAACGACTTGAGGGCACAAATCAGGAAAATTATAAGGAGTTAATGAAGGAGGAAGATGAAGAAAAGAAAGTTGAACCTGTTGTTGTACAACCAAAAAAGAAGGGATTTTGGAAACGGTTATGGTCATGAAAGATTTGAATAAAGTATTGAATAAAAAGAACATTACAAATGAGAGAAGGTGGCCTGTTTGTGCTGTATGTGGAGAACCAATATCCAAAATGGAAACCAGTTATGTGGATGCAGAAAAGAAAGTGATTATAAAAATGTGGTGTCATGGTGATGTGGAAATTGTGGAGAATACGGATATGAAAATGAATGGAATTGATGATTGTATACCAGAGAAGGCATTTGAGAAGAAATGAATTGTGATATACATAAAGGATTACGATTGCAATGTAGATATTTTATTAATGAGAGTGATGGTTTTTGTAAGCGACCAAATTACTTTCTTTGTGAGGGCAGAAAGAGTATGGGAAGATTTGTGGTTAAACCAAAGGATGACAAAATACCAATAGTTGATAAAATACCAACAATTGATTTAAGTGCAAGTGCGGATGATAAGTTGAAGTATTTGTTGGTTAATATTAACTTATTTAAGGATCAAAAAATGGTTGATGCGATATGTGGTATTGATAATTTTCATAAACGTGCTAAACGTCTTACAGAGGATCAGGGAAGGTATATTGATTATTTGGTTAGGCAAGCATTGGAGTTAAGAGGATGATTGATTTAGAGCAAATTGCCCTACATATAGACTGTGAGCGGCTATTGGTTGATGGGTTAGGAATGAAATATATACGGAAGATAGGCAAGGAATATAGGATTGAATGCCCCAATCCATTGCATGTCGATAAACACCCTAGTTGCTCACTTAGTACAGAGAAATTAATTTATCATTGTTTTGGTTGTGATGCAAAAGGCACTATTATTGATTTAATCTCAATCTTAAAGGATATGAAACGTGATCGGGCTGAGGATTATTTATTAGAATTCGCTGGACTTGGAAATGATAATATGGTTGCGGAAATTGTTCATAACCGAGAGTATGAGAGGAAAATAAATAATTATAAATTGAGTTATAATTATAGTCTGGATTGGAGTAATGCGGACAAATGTATTATGGAGTTTGTCACAAGGAGAAAATTTGATTTACAATTATTTAAAAAATATTATATTGGCTACAATAATTCTTTACGTAGTATTACGATTCCTATTATTCATGGCAAAAGTATTGTGAATATTGGTGAACGGTTTATTTTTCCAATAGATCCCTCTATAAAGATTATGTATAAAAAGGGTAGTTCATTGGATGACTGTATTTGGGGACTAATGGACGATTATTCAAAAGATGAACCATATTTCACAGAAGGTGTTTTTGATGCCATACGGATGAGGCAAGCAGGATACAATGCGTTCGCTGTCCTTAATAACCAATTATCGGAAAAAAAGATCAGTTTAATTTTAGAATGGTTTGGTTTGGATTTGATACGTATTGTTCCAGATAATGATAATGGTGGAAAGATGATGATTGATAATTGGAAAAAGATGTTGAATTACACAGATGTGAATGTTGTAGAGGTGAAAGAATATAAAGATGTGGATGAAATGCCGTTAAATGAAATCCCTCAAATGGTTGATAAACAAAGGGATTTGAAGGATATTGTTTGCCCGAATCCTGAAAAAGAAGAATTTGTTTGTGTTAATTTGAATGAGTTGAGGTAAAATGTATCTTTGTCCAAAATGTGATAAAGGATTATCCAAAGAAGAATTAAATGAAGGGCAATGCAATAACTGTAGGTTAGAATTTACGGTTAAAAATAAGACAGATTTATCCTTATTAAATGACAATGTGCTGATAGAGAAATTTAGTGAGGAAGTTAGACGGGATAAACGGAGAAAAATCAGTACCAATTTTTATGAAACGGCGATCAATATTCTGAAAGCGTATTTAACCAATGTAATATGTATAAGGAGGAAGGACTATTGTTCTTTTTTCTTAACTAGAAATGTTGAAATGGTATGCTTTCTTTTTAAAGTGCATCGTGTTCGTTCATATGTTTGTGTTTATTTTGATTTGAATTTAACCAAATATAAGAAAATTAGCAAGTGCCCAGATTATAAGACAAGGACAGGAAGATTTGGGCCAATGAAGTCGGTTTTAAGGACCAAAGATTTAGAATATATGATGTCCGTGTGTTTATCCGTATATGATAGGAAAACAAGGCAATATAATGAGGTCTTAAAAGGGGGAACACAGAATGTAAAGACATATCGAGTTGAGGGGTATATGGGCAAATAAAAAAGTTGAAAAATAACTTGATTTTTTGTTAGGTTATTATAGAATCAATGGAAGTTAAGGTATAAGTAATTGTAATTAGTAGCATTTTAAAGGGAATTGGAAGTTTTTGATGGGATTGAAAAATTATATACATCAATTGATTTTGAGTTCAAAGAAAAATAAACTATACCAAACCCAATTTCAAAACCTTCCCTTCCAATACGCAGTAATTCCATTTCAGAAAATTTATTTCTCATTTCCAGAAAGATTGGTTAAAGATAAATATGATATTCCTTTTTTGTTAATTTGGGAGAATGCGGATAAAGAGGGGATATACTTTTATTCATTTGCTGATTTATTAATTGGTGAAGTTGCTGGTAGACAGCGTGAACCCAAAGAATTTATTTTAGATGAGAATGTTTATTACATAAATCAATATTTTCCTAAACCAATTGAAAAATTTGATGAAAGACAAATGTTTGCTCTTCTTGATGGTTCTTATTGGGGTATGCACAATAAATACTCCGATGTTTATGCAGAAATGAATTATTTATTTAAGACATATAGAGATAAATTTGATGACAAACGGTATAAACAAATAATTAAAAATTTCGATTGGTATTTCTATATTGAGAAAAAAGATTATGACAAAATGATGCGAACGCTACAAGAACATGCAGGGATGATTAAAAAATGTGAAGAGGACGGAAAATGGATGAGAGTTTATGCTAAATATATGGCTGGTTGGGAATGGTTTAAAAGGAAAGATGCAGCCAGAACATTAATAGAAAAATTAGATGGAAAGATACAAACATATGAAGGTGATATTGATCCAGCAATGAGATACACAATTGATACTAATCTCTCCATTGAAACAAATTTAAAAATTCTTTATTATGATATTGAGACAGACGACACAACGAATGAAATTGTAATAGGAAAGGATAGAATATTATCCATTGCTGGTGTTGATAGGGATGGTTTAGAATATTTTAAATGCACAAACAATGAGAAAACACTTTTAAATGATTTTACTACTTATATAAAAAATTATGATTTAATTGTTGGTTATAACAATTACAATTTTGATGATGCCTATATAATGGACAGGTGTAGGTTGTATAAATCTTATTATAAACCACATCATAGGGATTGGCGCATTGGTAGAATAGACATGATGCGTAGAATAATTGGTACATTTGGGCGTTTATCAGGGTTGAGCCGTTTTAGTTTAGAGCATGTATCCCAACATTATTTAGGGAAAGGAAAGGTAGAAAAGAATAAAAAAATTATTGATTTGTATAAAAATGATAGAGGGTTGTTGAGGGAATACAATTTAACAGACTGTTATTTGGTTAAAGAACTTGATGAAAAATTAGGTGTTGTGGATTTAATGGTTGCAATGTGTGAATGGACAGGATCATTTGTTACACTTTTTAAACCGACCTATAATGTTTCGGGTGTTTCTGTTTCTCAACCGTTAGATATGTTTATATTACGCAAGGCAAAGAAAGAAGAAATACACTACAAAACAGCAACATGGAAGAAAAATGAGGAGGATAGATATGAGGGTGCTCATATTTTTGAACCTAATCCGGGTATCTACAAAGATGTCCATATATTTGACTTCAAGAGTTTGTACCCGACTATTATTTGGAGTTGGAGGATTAGCCCTGAAAACCTTAAAAGGAGAGTAGGTGGATTTCAAATTAAGGAGGATATAATTAGGGCAGCAAATGATATTAAATTTTATAAGTATAGGAAGGCAATATTTCCTCTTTTAGTGCAGGAGTTAATGACAGCAAGAAAAGAGTATAAAGCATTAATGACAAAATGTAATGCGGATTCAACTGAATATAAAAAATATAATATGATGCAATTGGTTACAAAAGAAATTACAAATGCTCTTTATGGTCAAATAGGTCAAAGGGGAAATAGGTATTTTGACACAAGTGTAGCGGAGGCAGTCACAAGTGCAGGTAGATTTCTTTTGAAAAAGACAAAGACTTTATGTGAGGAAATGGGATTAAGTGTTATTTATGGTGACACTGATTCCACGTTTGTTACAGGTTTAAAATTTAAACCAGAGTATTATATAAATGAGATAAATAGAAAGTTAAAAGGAATATTAAAAGAAGAATTTAATATTGATGAATCAATTGTGGAAATGGAATATGAAAAGAAATTATCAAAATTTATTTTAATTATGAAGAAAAATTATACTGGCTTGATGAGTGAGTTGGATGGGGAACCAGTTGATAGGGTTTTAATAAAAGGGTTGGAATGTATAAGAAAGTCTACAATTAATATAGCAAAGAAAGCACAAAGACATTTAATTGAAACAATTTTGAGAAATGATTATTCAATCAACTATTATATAAACATGATTAATAAAATGAAGGAGGATTTCTATAAAAATGATCCACCAATGGATGAGTTAGTTTTAAAGACATCAATTAGTAAATACCCACATGAGTTTAAAGTGACCAAACAACCCCATGTAAGGGTTGCGGAATGGCTAATATCAAATAATTTAGAATTTTATGTTGGCATGCAAATACCATACATAATTGTTGATAAAAAGAATAGAGTTGAGGTTCATCCTTCAAAATATGAAGGAGTGTTTGATAAGGATTATTATTGGCAGCGTATTTATTCGCCATTGATGCGTATTTTAAGTGTTTGTTTTAAAGACCACGATTGGGCGCAATACGACACAATTGAAGCGGATAAAAGAGAAAGGAGGAAGAAAAGAGTAAAGAATAAAACCAGACAGAAAAAGATGTTTAAGGGGAAATTTGTAATTAAAGAAGGGAATTATAATAAATTATTTAAAGGAGATGAAAATGCCATTTGAGAGGAAGGAAATTAAAAATGATATTTTAGAAATGACAGACTTTAGTAAAGTTTTGCCAGAAATGACAACACACCAGTTCGCAATGAAAATCCATGAAGAGGTTGTTAGGGATACTAAAATTGTTATGAATGAAAAGTCGCAGTTTGATATGGCAGATATTAACCGTATTTTATCCCAATATCCTTCAAAATACGCATGGATTATTGTTATTGGCGAATTAATAAATGAGACATTTGAAAAAGAAGAGGACGAATATAATGACTGGTATTCGGCAAAATATATTGAAGCAAGTGAAATGTTAGCAGGAAAACCCACTATAGACCGCATTAAGGCAGAAATGGTTGCAAAATTTGGTCCTGAAATCACAGAAAGAAAAAATAAAGTCAGAGATTTAAGGACAAAGGCAAACATAGCAAAAGGAATGGTCAGAGTATGGGGAAATGCAATTAACTCACTTCAATCGCTTAGCAAGAATATTGCAATTGAAATGGAAATGATTAAAAGAAATTTAGAGGTGTAAAATGAATAATAGTCAAAATCCAAGAGTTAGTTTCACAATGTCATTTAATGGTTTAATTGTAGGAGGCACATCGGAGTATCATCCTCAAAAGGTCAATATTTCAGTTACAAGAACAGTGGACTATATTGAGGGCGAAACACCAGAGCAAACACAAACAAGGGTTAACCAAACAGACAGTTTAGTAAAGTTATTGGCAGAAAAAATTGAAGACGATGTATCATCAAAGATTAAGCAAATAACAGACAAATTAGTTTAACCGAATTGGGTTATGGGCAAAAGGGCATTATAACCAACGTGTAATTATTTTAAAAAGGAGGACACAATGGGAAGTTTAGTAGACATTTTAACAGACACAAATCAATTTAAGTCAGGTGGAGGGGCGTCTAATTTAGCAGATTTGCATAGGAAAATTTTAAGACAAGGAGATAACCGTTTTAGAATTGTTGGTCAAGTAAAAGTATTTTGGGTCCACAGATTTGACGCAGCAAATGGTGTAAGGGTTATGTCAATTTGTACTAAAGATGAGAAAGGCGAAGGTGAATGTTTAGTTTGTAAAAAGTATAAGGATTCTTGGAAAATAATAAATGAAGTAGAAAAGGCACAAAAGAATAACACAACACATAATTTTAATGAAGATCAGGTTAGAATGGCAGAAATAGAAGTAGGTCGAATTCCTAATCCTATTATTGGATTTAAACAAAGTTGTGGACCGAAAAGATTTGTTGTTTTCAATGTTGTAGATCGTGATTCAGATACTAATATTAAAAATAATCATTGTTCTGTTTTATGTAAGAGTGAATATGATTTAGGTATAAGTGCAGGGCAGAGAAGTATTTATGAAGAAATTGTTAAATTAATGTCAAGGAATAGAGATGAAATAAAAAGACATATTGAGGGTGGATTTGATTACCTGCCTTTTGATATTAATTTAATAAGAAGTGGGCAAGGTATTAATACTGATTATGATAGAGAACGATCAGAGTCATTTGATTTAACAGATCAGGAAAAACAATATCAGCGTTATGATTTAACACAATTAACAACACCAACACCTGAAGGTATAGTTAATATGTGGTTAACCACTGGAACTAAGAAGGATAGAGATGAAGATAAACAAACCCAAACACCTGTTCAGCAACAGCCATATCAACAGCCTAAACCAACGAAAGTTGCTCAACCTGTAGTTCAACCGCAACCAGCACAAACACAGTCAACACAACCATATGCAGCACCAGCACAACAACCAGTTCAGCAACCTGTAACACAACAACCTGTAACACAACAACCAGTAACACAGCAACCAGTAACACAGCAACCTGTAGTACAACAGCCAGTGCCGCAACAACCAGTTCAACAACCCATGCAACAAACAGTAGCGGTTCAGCAAAATACGGCTCAAATGGATGCTTGCCCAACTTGTAATAAATTAATTCCTGTTACATCGGCCAAGTGTCAACATTGTGGTGAGGAGTTTTCAAGTTATATACAAGAAGACAATATACCATATTAGGGGGCGTTATGAGTTTGGAAAAGATAAAGAAATCAGTTATTAAAAAATATGGGGAAGGTACAGTTATGAATTTATCTGATTCCGCATCGAAACTTGTTAAGCCTATTTGTACAACTGGTTTCATGGAGTTGGATAGAGCAATAGGTATAGCAGGATACCCACTAGAACGTATGGTTGAAATATTTGGTCCGGAATCATGTATTGCTGGAGATTCTTATATTCCGTTTGAGGTGTGGTCTAAGGATGACAAGATAAGGAGAAATCATAAGGGTGGCACTATACGTAGATTGTATGAACGATTTAATAATTGTGTTTGCGATGAGTCGCCAAAACAGGGCAGACATTTGCAAAATAATGATTCTAAATTTTATGTGAAGTCTGTAAACGATGATAATTGTATTGTTAGGAATGAAATATTGGATGTTGTTAAGACAGGGATTAAACGATGTTTTAGAGTAGAAACAGAAGATGGTCAAGTTCTTTATAGTACGGCGGAGCATAAATATTTGACACCGGATGGATTTTTTCCACTTGATACTATTGAGGTTGGTAATGAAATTTTTGTGCATAACAACACAAGAGTTAAAGGTAGAAAGCGTCATCCTAATAAACCAGAGGTGTTTGTTAAATATCATCCTTTTGCACCTACAAA